TTAAACAGCAATAATTTGCCATTCTTTGCCTCTATCGTCGTGGTATCTATCAGTCATATTTTGTGTTTTATGACCCAATAATTTTTGTGTATTAATTCCTTGTTCTCGATAAAGTCGTTCGGATAAAGATCGCTGTTCATGGAAAGTCGGTGCCGTGCCTTTTTCCCAAGTTAACCCACATTTATCTCGCGCTTTTTTAAATGTTGTGGTTAACGTATTTGGCGTGACTTGTTCACCGCGTTTCGCTTGTGCGGTGGTATGCCGATAATGGACGAGATATTTGCTCACAACCGCGTCACGACATTGGGCAACAACATCCCTTAAGGAGAGATTGATAGCCTCACATTTTAGTGAGAGAGGGATGGCCAACTTACTCCCCGTTTTTTCTTGCTGTATATGTAACATGTCATCCCAAATATCAGAGAATTTCATTTTACAGATATCACCGATCCGCTGACCTGTGGTTAAGGCCAGCAACATGCCACATTGCAAGTAAGGAGGGTGGTTCTTAGCTTGCTGGTAAATAGTGCGCCATTCTTCCAATGTCATGCGTTCTCTTTTCACTCTGTTCCGTGGTTGTTTCGTTGCTTTCGCAGGATTGTAACCAGGCGGAACATAGCCAGCATGTTGAGCTTCTTTAAATACATCAATAAGCACCATGCGAACGACCTGAGCCATTCTTGAATGTCCTAATACTTTGACTGAATCTATTATTTCAGCAATATCTAAAGCGGTTATCTCTTTTAATATTTTCGTACCACAATACTGACGGAATAAATTAATAGGTTTCATTTTTTGTCGATAAGAATTAATTTTTAATTCACCGATATCTAATCTTTCTTTTTGAATATCTAAATATTTATCCATCCATATATCGACAGATATTTCAGACTTATTTGTCTTAATTTTTGATAACCGTTCATTAATACTTAATAACTGTCGAGTATGTTGTTCTGCAATAATTGTATTGGCCTGAATGGCAGTTTCTCTCGCTTCCTGCTCGTCGGTGCCTAAGCTATGAAATTTACCAGTGATGGGATGTTTATATTGCCAATAAATTTTGCCGTTACGTTTATCTAGCTTTCGATATAGATTAGGAATGATAATTTTATGGGTTCGTGGTCGGGCAGCCATCTGTAATTATCCTCTTAAGTCGTTCCGTTGATTTAGTAGGAATTTGGGGGAGAGACAGATAGCCCACATAACGAGCTTCTCTATCAACCATCCACTTACGGCCAACTTTCATTGCAGGTGGTGCAATAAGGTTATTCTTTGCGTATTTTTGTAATACCGTCATGCAAGGAGAAGCATCTCCAAATTCCAACCTTGCCCACGCTTCAAGAGTCACCATTCTTGACATATTTTCTCTCCATACTGCCGTATACAGTTTAAATAGACGTTAATTATGCTGGTGGTATTTATTTAAACTTTTTAGAACTGTTTATTTAGCTCCTTTTACTTAATTCATTAAATCTACGTAAAAATAAAACTTTGGCTTGTAGAGGGGTTAATGGATTAACAATAAAATCACTTGTAGGAATGCCTTCAAGCATTAGCCAATTGCTACCCACATCAATATCTAAATCTCGTTTTTCAGTTGCTAACATCATTAAGTCGGCTAAATGCACAGCGTCCGACATAACGGGTGGCAAGTTATATTTTTGACGAATAACAGTATCAATTCTTTTTTCTATCTCCTTATATTCAGGTAATAGCTTTTTAAGCGGTGATGGCAGATCTTTTACATAGGCCTCACTGGCATCATGAAGTAAGGCTTCTAAAGCATATTCTGGAGCAACTAAATAGCTGACATATACTGAGTGTTGAGCAACAGAGTAGAAATTATCAATCTGTCCATTAAAGCGACATTCATTAGCTAAACCCGTCGCAATGTCTTGAATATCTATATCCTCGATCCGTACATCGAGGTAATAGAAGTGCTTATTCGTTGCAGTTGCAATATAAGACATTATTCTCTCCACATAATTTAAGTAATAAAGATCCCTCTCGAATTAATCGAGATTAAATTTCCCTGATGTTGGTTAATGGTAAATAAAGACTTATTTTTTATGTTTCAATTATTGAACTTGATTATTGCTTACCTCAAGTTGTGGCTGTTTCTATTGTTTCCCAACAGACAGAAACTATTTATCTTCACATGAAAATTTTTATTAAGGTGTTTTTACACACATAATTGAATTAGATATTAATCATAATGTAACTCATCCTACACCGCACACTTAAAATGTAGGATAACCAACATTGATGTGTCAAGTGTTTTTGTAGGAAATCTTACATCGGTATGTGATGGTAATAAAAAATCCTCCGAAGAGGATCCTTTTATCAATGAGATAGGAAATTATGGTAAATGAGCTATTTTGGCATCCACAACAACACCCACAATTTTACAATTTCCATTGATTGGTATTAAGCGGTATTGAGGGTTTAATGGTTTTAAGTAATGGTTGCCTGCATCCACAATGTACTGCTTAAATGTAACTTCATTTTCAGATTCTAATTTAGCGACAACTAGCTTGCCACTAACAACCTCTACTGCGGGATCTACTAATATAATCATCCCTTCAGGAATACTTAGTCCAGAAGGAGAGGTCATAGAATCTCCTTTTACTTCTAGCCAAAATGATTCTTCGGAACAATGCACAGTTGTCTCATACCATGTATCGATTGATTTTCTATGATATGGCTCTACGGCCTCAGACCAATTCCCAGCGCTTACCCAGCTAATTAAAGGGTATTCACCACTAGATCTATTAAATTTTAAAAACGAAACATTAGAAATAGGATCTTCTTTTCCATCAACAAGCCAAATAGGGCTTGTTTCAAGAGCACTCGCTAATGCTTGAAGATTAGCGCCATTGGGTTGATAGTCACCTTTTTCCCAACCAGTAACAGTTACACGATTAACTCCAGCTTTTTTAGCTAGAGCCTGTTGTGTCATTTTCAGCTCAAGGCGTCTTTGTTTAATTCGTTCGCTCATTTCTTTCATGTAGGAAAGCCTACCACATTCTAAATGTAAGAATCTTGACATTTAAATGTAAGATATCCTACATTGTATGCGTGTGAATTATTCACTTACCAAAGGATTACAAATGAAGAAAAAAGATGTAATCACGTTTTTTGGTGGTACGTGTAAAACAGCAAAAGCCCTCGGTATTAAACATCCTTCGGTGTGTGGTTGGGGATATATCATTCCTAAAGTAAGGGCGTATGAAATAGAAAAAATCACCAAGGGAAAACTTAAATATAACCCTGAACTTTATAGAAAAAATACCAAAACAGCATAAGGCAATTAACTACCAATAAAAGATAGAGCAGGTAGATATGAGCAAACATTCAATTAAAGAAGTTATTAAAGAAATGTGCAAAGCACTGCCGGGTGGACGTTCTGCTATGGCAGGGGCTCTAGGTATGTCACTCGAGACGTTTAATAACAAGCTATACGAAAAAAATGGCTGTCGTTTCTTTGATATTGATGAACAGGAAGCCATGGAAGACATTTCGGGCACTAAGTTGCTGGTGGAATATCACCTAGATCGTCATGGCATGAGTGCACTACCAAAAATAGAAGCAGAAAAGATAGATCAAGTAGAGCTGTTTGATATGCGAATGACATTGGCTGCTATGCAAGGTTCACTCGCCGTTTTAATTCAAGAAAGTCTTGTTGATGGTGTTTTAACGGATGAAGAAATAGGGCGTATTTATCGAAAAGCAGGAAAAGTTTTTGCGTATGCAATTGGGTTCTTGGATTCACTGAAAGTGTTATACGGTGAAAAACAGGAAGCGACTAAGAAAGGGTGAAGCCAAAGGTATACGGCCTCTGGCTTCGGTTGCCAATTTCAATGATGTGAAGAGAAATAAGCATGAGTAGATTAGCGCATCTAATACCTAAAAAGCAATTTCGCTGTTTACCCTTAACTAAAGAGGGAACATTTCGCTATGTAGAAAGCATACCGAGTGACAATCGATCACACAACTACCGAAAAAATATTGATTTGGTAGATAAGAGGACACTGAAAAAGTCATGGGCTGATTTCTATTTCTTGAGTGGAGGAAAATGCAATGCGAAATGAAGATCCCAATCGTCTTGATCGCTATTACAGAAACCCTCGAGGGCTCCTTGTTCATGTCATTCGTTATGATCGAGAAAAACAGCGCGTTATTTTTATGATTGATGGTTGTGAATACGAACAATGCGAGCCGGTTCAAAGATTTAAAGAGAGATATACCCGAGTTAAGTGAGGCCTCTTATGAGTGTTAAATTATCTAGCTATGTTTGGGATGGTTGCGCCCATGCAGGTTTAAAACTCACATCAGTCGCTATCATGGCAAGATTAGCTGATTTTTCTAATGATGAAGGCATTTGTTGGCCTTCTGTTGTGACAATTGCTCGTCAAATTGGTGCGGGTGAAAGCACGGTGCGCACAGCAATAAAACAGTTGGAAAAAGAAGGGTGGTTAACCAGCGAAAAGCGTAGAAAAGGCAATCGCAACGCAAGCAATATCTATCAGCTGAATGTAGAGAAACTATACCAATCAGCAAAGAAAGCGCTTTCTCAACCAACAAAATCTGACGTATCAAAACCTGACGCATCAGGATCTGACCCATCAAAATTTGTTGCATCAAATTCTGTTCCCTCAAAATCGAGCAAAAATAGGGATTTTGACCCGCCAGCTCCTGAGGGCGATCCATCAGTAACTTCAAAATATGATCCATCAATAAATTATTCTTCGTCGCAGAATTCTGGCGAATCCAGCGACCAGCCCAAAAATGATTTTTTAACTCGTTATCCTGAAGCTGTGATTTACAGCGCCAACTTTCAAAAATGGGGCTCCGCTGACGATTTGAAGTGCGCTAAATGGCTATTCAGTCGTAAATGCGAAGTGTTTCAAGAGATGGGATTAAAAACGCCTAAAGAGCCAAATTTCACTGATTGGGCTAATGATATTCGCTTAATGACAACGATTGATGGGCATACTCACAAAGAAATTTGCCAGTTCTATAAACGAATTACGCAAGATGATTTTTGGAAAAAGAATGTTCAGTGTCCTCGTACACTCAGGGCTCAATGGGATGATTTAACCTTACGTTTGGCGGGTAAGAAAAAAATCACCATCGACTCCGTAGAGCGTGATGAAACATTCCGGCTCATCTGGGGTACGGGTTGGAAACCTAAAAATAAAATCCAAGAATTAGCCGCTATTCAGGCAAAGAAAAATGGTCTAGGCCGAATGAATGAGGTTGCAGGTTTAGCTGCGTGGCGAGGTATTTGGCAACAAGTCGCGGAACAAGTTGCTCAGGAAGTTTTGCTATAAACGAGAGTGGAGAAAAATAACATGAATGGACTAATTGTTATTGATGGTGTTCAAATTCGTCGAGATACCGCAGGGCGTTATTGTTTAAATGATCTTCATCGAGTCTCAGGTGGTGAAAAACGGCATCAACCGTCGAATTGGAGTGCTTTGACTCAAACTAAAGAGTTGGTTGATGAAATTTCAACCGCTCCTGTGATCTCAGGAGCGGTTCCTATTGTGACCATTGTCGGTGGGCTTAACCAAGGAACATATGTTTGCAAAGAATTAGTGTATGCCTATGCAATGTGGATAAGCCCATCATTTCATTTAAAAGTGATCCGGACTTTTGATGCTTTGATAAAACAGCAACACGACGAAAAGTTAGCCGATAAAGTTCAAGCTGGAGTTATATTGCTTGAATCGATGGCAAAGAGCCTGAATTTCTCAAATTCTTCGAAACTAGGGGCGTATCAAAAATTACAAGCCATGGCAGGCTTACCCGAATTAGCCCCTGTGTATGCGATTGATGCGCCAAGCGGATCAATGGATGGTTCAAGTCGTCCAACAGTAGCTTTATCAACACTGATTAGAAAACATCAATTACCTATTTCAGCGCAACAAGCTTATAAGCGGTTGGCCGATCTCGGCATTGTTGAACGTTTATCTCGGCCAAGTACGAAAACTGCTAACAAAGTGAAAGAGTTTTGGTCAGTGACTGCAAGGGGCTGTCAGTTTGGGAAGAACATGACCAGCCCTAATAATCCTCGTGAAACTCAACCTCATTTCTTTGAAAGTAAAACGGATGAATTGATCCGTATGGTGATGCTGAATAAGCAGGTGAGTGCATGAAATTATTATTAACACCTTATATTCAGTCTGATCTTGGTGTTGTTTTATTGAAGCCTGAAGCGGAGTTGCTTGAGCAACTAAAACAACATTCTCGTGTGATTATTAGTGATGTACCAAAGAGTTTAGATAAATGGCCTTCTGGCGCATTAACAGGGAACGAACAGCCATTATTGAATAACAAGGACATTATTGGCTTTTTGAATAATGAAAAAGTGATCCAAGCTATGGGTGGGCTATCATCGATGAATATGTGGATAGGTAGAAATATTCATTGCTGCCAGATTAACGATGAGAATGACAGTTATCATCATCATGAATTAACAACCACATGGCATAAAGACGGTGTGATACGGACTTGTTGGTATCATGATAATCATATTCGTAATTCATCGGCGGGGTGGGTTGCTGAGTTAGCGTATAAAAATCGTATTGCTTGGATGATAGATACTATTCGCAGTCGTTTGAGATTAGATGATAGCCATTCGCTGACGATACCTGACTTTTTTGCTTTTGCCGTGATGCATAAACTGGTTGATGAATTACCTGATGCCATATTGCGTCGTATTCTAAATTGGCCTGATAAACCTAAAGAGCGCAGGGTGCATGGCGGTTTTCCTGAAGCTGATATTGTTCCAAATGAAGTGACAGCACTATCAGTAATGAATGCGCGTTTAGATGCTATAAAACCCGTTATTAATGTAGCTGTCGATCCTGAACCTCCAGCCTCATTTCTTCTTAAACCTAAAATGCGCCGTTGGGAAAATTCCCAATGGCTTCAATGGGTAAAAACACAGCCATGTTGTGTTTGCGGACAACAAGCTGATGATCCACATCATATCATCGGCCATGGTATGGGAGGCATGGGAACGAAAGCCCATGACTTATTCACTATTCCATTATGTCGCATTCATCATGACGAGTTACATCGTGATCCGAAATTGTGGGAAGCCACTTACGGCAATCAAATCGAATTGTTATTTTCTTTTTTAAACCGTTCATTAGGAATGGGAGCATTGGTTTAACGTGTGTACGGCACGGGGAGTATTAGTATGAGAGATATGCAGGAAGTTTTATCGCGTTGGGGAGCGTGGTGTGCTGATAATACTGAATCAGTTCAATGGTATTCTATCGCAGCAGGTTTTAAAAGATTAATCCCTAATAAAGTAAAATCTCGTCCTCAGTGTTGTGAAGATGATGCAATGGTAATTTCCAGTTGTATGGCCCAATTAAATAAAAAAAATAGTGATATGCATGATCTCTTGCTCGATTATTATTTATTTGGAATGACTTTCATTCAGTTAGCCAAAAAACATCATTGCTCTGATACTTACATTGGAAAAAAACTACAAAAAGCGGAAGGTATCATTGAAGGAATGTTGATGATACTTGAGATTCCATTGGAAATGGATCGATATGTAAAAAAGTTATATAAAGACTTTACGATCGTAAAATAATTGATATTGTGATAAGACTAACATCAAAACCAATTAGTCTATGAACTTCAGCAATAGTGTTTTTTGTTTATTTTGAGAGAGATTATTCAGCGGTGAAGTAAGATTATTATATTTGATTGTTATTTTGAACATTGTACAATTAATCTCATATATAATTATTATTACTTTATATGAGATAAATTAATGAAAGTTTATTGTACTCCAATAAAAATACGTTCTTCAGTCGCTAGTTATCCAGTGACTGATTTCTTTCATGATTTTGCTAATGTGTATAAAGATCAAATGGATTATGAGACCGTTGATAGAAAGGTTATGTTCTCTACATTTGAAAGAGATAATCACTTTATCTTTGTTGCTATAACTATGAAAAAGACAAAATCTTTTTGTCAAGCTGAGTTTGATACTCTTGATCAACTACTGCTAAGCTACAAAGAATTAGATGGGAATGGCATTTTAGAGTGTAACATACTGTTATTTAGAAAAGACAATCTATCTGGAGTATATGTTTACAATGAAGGCTCAATGAGGCTTGCTCGTCTTGATGTCAAGTTAAGAAATTTCTTTTATGAAAAAGTAAGAGCTAAAGCTAAAAGAGTGCCTAGAAAAGAAAGGTTTGACATACAACGATTGGTTGATAACTCGACTTTGATGGATAAATTATCTAAATTTGACTTTGTCGATGAGCTCAATGTTACACTAACTGGTACAACAGTGAGAGACCGTATTCTTAATGGGTCGAGTTATGAAAAAGCTAAAACTGTTAGGTTAAGCTTTAGAACAGATGGTGTATCAATGAAGATTAGAAAAAACAAAAAAGAGCTTCATGATTACATCGAAGAGCTAAAAAAGGAACATGGGTCATCAATTAGTGTCAAAGGTAGATATAGTGGCGCGATGGACGGTGAGACGATCGATGTTATAGATACAATAAACAGTATCTATACAATTGAACATGATGAGTACTTAAAAGATTTAGATAATGTGAAAATGAGCGATTTCGGAAATATTGGCTTATGTGATGTGTTGATAGATAAGGTAGATAAAAACAAATTAATAACATCACAGCAAAAATGATAGGTAACAATTATGAAGCCTAACAAAAGAGTTTTATTCAACGTACTGATATCATTAGGGATTTCCGCCTTTTTGTATGCCGTGGTTATATATGTACTTTTTGATATAAATGATGGTGCTTGGGAAAGAGTTGTAAAAGTATATTCTGAAAGCATTCGTGGATATATTTTTACGGCATTCCTTGCAGTAGCTTCTTTTTTGTTATCATTGCTGACGTTTGTCGTTATTAATTTAAAAGAAAAAATGTTTGATTCTAAAGAATATATTGATATTGCAAAAAAAAGTTGGCAAAAGAAAAATGGATTGGTTGTTTTTAAAAAGAAAAACTTATATGAGCCTTTAGTTGTTATATCATGGGTTCTAGCTTTCGCTATATCAAGTTGCTTTTTGACGTCTATATCCCAGTTTCTTTTTGGGTTTTCATCTAATCATTATGTGTTGCTATTACCAACATATTTACCATTTTTATCGCTTACATTATTGATTTTTACTCTATACCAGATGGTTGATCTCATATTGCAGTGGTTGTCTTCAGATGCAGATTTAGACGCATAATTCAACGCAAGATTAAGAGAGGCATGATGTACGAATTAATAACAATAGATGTTTCCTCTGACACTCCTAAAGGACTTGGAGTAAAACTTTATAAGACCCACCCTAGAATTGGCGAGTGGGTTGAAATGGACATAAATGAGGAAGGTACTATGTTTGAAGTTGTAATGGTGGCCCACTCAGATAGCGGAGCTGGTTCTGATATTTATGTAAGAAAACTAGGAACCACGCTCCAAGCAGTTAAAACACTTTGTCATAAATAAACTATTGTAATCAATTAGTAATACTTTTTTACATAGACCACTTGAGTGGTCTTTTTATTATTGGCTTTAGCCCGTTTAAGTCGCGTCAGCGTCTTAAATATAAAACCACCCGCTATGCGGGTGGGCATTAAAGGTTATACCAAGAAAAACACCTTTCCGTTACGATATAGATGTTCAAGCTAATATTCGTAACTTAAATAAGGAAAGGTGTTTATGGGCATTAAAGCACAAAGCTCAGTACATACAAAGTGGCTGTGTAAATACCATATCGTCTTTTCGCCGAAATATAGACGGAAAGTAATTTTTAATAAAATTCGTTCAAGTATAGGTGAGATCCTTCGAGACCTTTGTAAGTATAAAGGAGTGGAAATAATCGAAGGGCATCTTATGCCAGATCATGTTCATATGTTAGTGAGTATTCCACCGAAGATATGCGTATCAAGTTTCATGGGATATTTGAAAGGTAAAAGTTCGTTGATGATCTTTGATAGACATGCCAATCTTAAATATAAATTTGGCAACAGAAAGTTTTGGGCGGAAGGGTTCTATGTCACAACAGTTGGACTCAATGAAGCCACAATTCAGAAGTATATCAGAGAGCAAGAAAAGTCGGATTTAATCTCAGATAAATTGAGTAGTAAAGAGTATGTCGACCCCTTCAAGGGGTAAGCCAAAGTAGCAAAGACACTTAGCTTGAACGAAGAGAAAGCAGCGTCATTTAGGCGCAGTCGGTAACAAGCCCTTATAGGGCTAGAGCAAACCACCCGTTTTACGGGTGGTTATGATTTAGGACGGGTCTTTTAAATTAAAGAAGTTTACTTTTAGTCGTTTTACTGCCTGCTTACGCCGACTACAGAACCTTATTGATTGAAGTCTTCGTTAATATTAGTAGGGTTTTATTTTTGATAGTACACAAGTAGTTTCATCGCTAAAAAATAAAGTTTGCTATCTGAATTTTTCTATGGCTTAATAGCGTCACTGGTTTGGAAGTACAGACCTATTTATGTTAGTAAGTTTAAAGTTGTTCCCGTTTAGCGTTATCCTCGATACCTCTTCATTGTGAATTCCTTCTAATTAATTCCCATAAGTAAAAATACAAAACAAACCGCCTATGCCTTATGGCAAATTAAATAAATTAAAGGAAATTCTATGTCTAATACAATGACTGGTACAGTAAAATGGTTCGATGAAGGTAAAGGTTTTGGTTTTATTACTCCAGCTGATGGTAGCAAAGATGTCTTCGTACATTTCTCTGCAATCCAAAGTGATAACTTCAAAACATTAGCTGAAGGTCAACAAGTTTCATTCACCATGGAAAATGGTATGAAAGGCCCAGCAGCAGGCAACGTGGTGGCTCTCTAAAGGCGCTATTACTATTCGCCTCTATTATTAAATGCCCTTGTTGTAGCGGTTCACAACATAGAACATCACAATTTGATGTCACAGTGAACAATCCACACGGCGCAAAATGTATCTTTTGCAAAAGTGTGATGACAGCTCAAATGAGTTAAGCATTAAATAGTTGAATATACAAAACCTCGCTTCGGCGGGGTTTTTTGCTATCTACAATCCCATATTGGTCTAAGATAAAAAATTTAGATTTTAGGGCTTGAAAAATACTTGCTCGTTCATATTTATATTTTTGGTAAATAAGAGACCGCCCATAATTCACTAAATACTGAAGGAGGAGTTATATGCCTAACATTAAACCTTTTTCATTATTCCCAACATTATCTGACAACTTACTTTCAAATCGTTTTGATCAGATAGATCACCTGTTTAGCCAGTTAACAGGCAGTAAGCCTATTGTATCACCTGTACAGACTTATAATCTGAAACAGATTGATGATAACCATTATGAATTGACAGTCAGTGTGCCTGGATATCAAGAAAATGACTTATCGGTTTCATTAAAAGGAAGTCATTTATTGATTGAAGGGAAAAAAGAAGAAAAATCAGAAGAAGACAATGATAAATGGATCCACCGAGGCATATTTCAAGGGCAATTTACATTGCAATTTGACCTCGGTAAAAATGTTAAAATAGAAAAAGCGGATTTATCAAGTGGACTTCTGACCATCGCTATTGAGTATGAGTTGCCTGAAGAAGAAAAACGGCAAACAATAGCGATAGAAAATAAAGATAAAAAATAATTGAGTTAGATAACGTGAATAAGATTAAGGCTACGCATGATGTGTAGCCTTAATTGTTTTTTTCGGAATTTTAAATTGCACTAATTCAAATTTTGGCGTGCAAAGAAAGTTTGTAAGCCGAGCTCAATTAGAGCAGGCTGTCTGGTTTGAGCGAGATGCAGACATTAACCACTGCACTCTAAAAGCTAAAATGGCAGCAGTACCGAATGACCTTCAGTTAGTAATGCAGGACTCTCTATACTGTTATAATAATCTTTGTGACAGTTGCATAAGCGCATCAGCCTCTGTGACATCACCAAATATTATTATCGAATCACTATTTAAACCGTTAAGAGACGGTCCGTACCAAGCCTTTTCCTTTCCACTATTGTACTGAACAAAAATAAACCTATCGTGGAACGTTGAGGTGTTATTATGGTTCGAGACTGAACAGCGAGGAAATTTTTGCTGAATTCGTTTTTCAAGCCTATCTATTTTTTGAAGGTCGTTTTGCGGTGTTAGCTTAAGTTCAAATGATGATGTACTAAGAATATTCAGATGTTCCAATAGCTTTAACAAATTATCAAACCCACCTCCGTTGCCATTTTGTCCAATGTCTGAATAAATGTAGGGATCTGTGAGGATTACTCGCTGTACTATTGCTTTTTTTATCTTTGTTGTGTCGATCAAGTTAAAAAATGATTTGGCTGGCGGATTATGGCCTTTCCCGCCTGCAACCGTCATCAATTGCATATCGTTGTTGACGTTAAATCCTCCTTTCTTCCGTAGGCAATACGGATGATTGCAGGAATCCCCTTCAGGTATATCTGTTACTGGTTCTTCAAACCTTTGAAGCCAATCGCGAATTGCTTCGTGAAGTTCGTATGCATCCCAATATAAAGGATGAAAGAATGCTCGTGGATGCTTTGTGATGCCTTTGCACTTTTCATTTGAGAACAATTCAGGGGCGCTTTCTCTTAATTCTTTTACGTCTTTAGCTCGTGGGGGTAAATCGAGAATCATTCGTGTAAACCATTCCATCGTTCTCTCCATTACGGGTAACAGTTTAAAGGGTTATATTGACAGGCTGGATATTATATCGCTAGATTTCATCATATTACACTTTTCAGCATGCCTATTAAACGTCTTCTCCGAGGATTAGCACACCGACAAATTTTGAATGGCTTCTTTTGGCACTAAACTGCCTGTAAACAGAACTCAAGAGGCTGATTTGAGCGAGGAGCGGAAGTTGGCATTTGCCATAACCGCAGGGATGTAGGATTAACATTGACGTGTAATAATCAACTGGGAGAAGGTCAGGATTGCCTAACACTGTGGGGGGCGACGGCCGAGTTGACGGATCACAAGGGAAAACTGCTGGCCAATAGCGACAGTGTGGCCAGCCCTTTGCGTAAGGTGTGCAATAAATCCTAGGCGGATATGCCAAGCGCAGAAAAAACCTCTAGGGGTAAGTTACTTGGTCGCAGCGGTTGGTCTTCCAACAAATAGATTGATACCGCTCCTTCGAAACTTACTTCTGTCGAATACGGAGACCGCGAACACCTCCGCAATGTGTTTGATCTGTTCAGGGCTGAAGTTATCGTTAATATACTTCGGACCGTAGGCGGAGTTCTCAACGTAGTTGAGTACGATGTTTGAAAGGCCAATCTTCAGCGCTTCATCCTCTAGCTTGAGCAGTCGTTCTATCGACGCCTTGAAGCTCTGGTTACCCTTAGAGAAGGTGAAGATGACATGGGTTTTATCGCCTTCCGGAAAAACGTTGAGCATCACGTTCTTTATTTCAGCATTGCTCGCTGCGCTTGATCGAGCCATTCGCTGCTCCTCCTGCTCGGATATGATCCGACTGCCATCATGGTCGAAGTATGGGATAAACGACGCGCAGCATGCTACAAGGAAAGTACCGTCGAGGACATGGTAGACGTGCTCGAATCCCAACGACTCCTCGCGTTCTATAGTGTCTGTCAACTCGTCGCAGATTTGCTGCAGTTCAGAAATGCTGTGTTCGCACTGCATGTGCAGTACCCGAATTTGATGGTTCTTCTCCCCTTGCAACATGGCTTCGAGAATGAAGTCAGGGACCTCGATTTCGCCTGACTTGATCTGCGGTAGCGTCATCTGGAAGTGCGCTGGAAAGTCATTAACGTTTAACTTGTCACCCAGCAGAACTTCGAAAAAAGCCTTTGACTCAAGGATGGAGTGTAATTCCTTGGCTGCAGCCCGATAGGCGTAGATGTTCAGCTGCTTGTTCGTTGCACTGAACGCTACATCTTCAATCGGTTGGAATATGGCTTTGTCGTGGCCGCCGCAGAATCCGGTGAAGGTGCTGAATTTTTTGATTCCTTGTAGCTTAAATTCCGGCTGCATAGATTGCATGTCCTCTGCCGGCGCTAAGCCAAGGTGGTATATTTTCCCCTCGTTTTCTCCGCTTACATCTGCGATAGATTCGAGTATTTTTCCCCGTTGGATAGAGTGGGCATGGATAATTTTCCCAGAACACTTAAGTTTATCGTCGCCGGCTCGCAAGCATGCTTTTATGCTGGCTTCTTTCTGGTTTTGGCTCAAAAGTTTGTTGAACTCGATCTGCTCTGGATTCACTAAGATTTTCCTCAAACAAGGCTGGCAAGCCCCGGGCTTGCATTATTTGGGCCTTCATGGGTCTCCTATGCGCCCCCTGTGTGAAAGGATGGCTAGATTCTGGTCGGCGCAATACTCTGAAGATCTTTGCACAAGGCAATGCCGTAGGCATTTGCAAGGTTGGCAATCTGCATTCCTATGGATTTCCGAAGTGCTGACAGTGCGTCATTGAAATGGAGCCACTCAGGATTACCTGAACTACATCGTAATGTTCTAAGGTCGACTGACTTCATCGCGTCGAAGAAAATCAGAATCGTCTTGGTTAGCGACAGCAGTATTTCATCAAGTGCTGTTCCGTCGAGGAGATTCCCCCGAATAGTGGTGAATCGTCGACGAAGTTCATCAAGCGACTGTCGTACGTGGTCGGGACATTCGGCATCGAATGTGGCCCATAACGAACGACGATCCGTCATTGCAGAGACGATTTCCTTCGCTATCTGCGGTTCCATGCGCCCAGATTGAAGCAAGGCAAGACTGCGTGAATATCCTTCGGTGCGGACCTCTGATACCATATTCTCGTGGTCTCGCTTCCACTTGCGAAGCAAGTCCGCGTCGTAAGCGCAGTCGTCACCATCGACAATGACTCCGCACTCCCGACAAAGCCACAGACCGTTATCTATGGACGTTCGTTCTGCGACGGTCTGCGAGGTCTTGTAGCGTGGCCCCAGTTCGGAGGCCGCATGAATATGTGCAGCGTGACCCGAAGTCAAAGCTTTGTTTGGGTCGGAGTGCGGCCCGATCGTGAGCTTGAGACAACGCGGATTGGAGCAAAAATGTGCAGCCCGACGGGCAAGCGCTAATTTCGTGGCTGCTTTGAAGTCATCCCTCTTGGTCACTCCCAACCTCTCTGTTTAATATGAATTATTTTCCCTAAATATTATCACGTCGTAGGAGCGAAAGCACTGACCAATGCACTAAAACTCGATCGCGCCAGAGCCTTTAGTGTTCGATTCTCAATAGACGCTGCTGCATAAATCTGTGTGCTTAAGCCAGTAGGTTTTTTGCATGAGCCAGCCCAACAGTAGTTCCAAACCACGTTATCTATCCTAGCTGGTTCTGATATAACGCGGCTTTGAAGACTCGGAACAATCCTGTTCGCACGCAACCTGGAGTAGCGGTCTTTTAGCTGTATGGGCACAACGAAACTTGCTTACCATTGCGATCAGCTCTGCTGAATCTCCGACCTTGGCAGGGCAGCAGTCACTCAGTCCATGGAGAGTTCAATGATTGGTAGGACTACAGTGGCCACCTATCCGCCAAAACTGGAGGCTACAGTCAATTGACCTGCTCCCCATAAATTAACATATCTCAATGTTATCAATGTCTGCTCCTGGCACTGAGCAGAATATCTAAATTGTAGGTATAAAAGAATTACCCAAAACAAAATAAAAAAATGCCGATACGCTAGGAGTCATATCGGCATATAAAATAAACGCAAGAAGCAATGTAAGTCATGTCGTACTAATTCGTATCAGACCTGTCAATTTGATACGTATGTAATGATAATTATTCTCATTAATATATTCAACCTTAAATTAAATAAGGTTACTTTGTAGCCTTTTTGTCTACGCCGACCACAGAATCAACACCCACTTATACCGTTCACACAAGAGCTGTGAGTCGGCACCTTATTAACTAAAATAAATCGGTAAATGTTATGTCAAAAGAGATAAGCAAATTACAGTTTAGTCTTCACTATGCCTCAGAAACAGACAGTGAAAAGAATACCTCCGTCATTTTAACGGCGAATATCCATACGGCTGATGGTGAAACCCAACAACTGACACAATTAATTTGTACAACATCTCCCGCAGGTAAAAAACAATATCGAATCGGTACACGAAAGATTAATGATGCTGGTGACCCATTGCTGGTGGCAATTGAATCTTATTGGCGCAAAAACACACAAGAGAGCTGTATTTATTTGTTAGAGAAAGCGAAGCAATTTATTCAAGGACACTTACAACAAACGAATACATGAATATCCATGTACGGACTTGTGATTGTTTCTAATGCGTCACTGGAAGAGCAATTGCCTGAAGGTTTATTAAAGGCACTTAAAGTATCAATACTCGCACCCGCCTAATTTTTATCGTTTCACTTTTAATTCTCTCATTCTAATCATCAACGGACACTCCTCTGGGGGTGACTATGCGTATGGAAAAATTAACTAATGTAACTTATGGAACAGCAGGTCTAACGGCCTTTTTTGCCAGCCTCTCATTATATGAATGGGGATTTGTTATCGGAATGGCGTTTAGCATGGTTCTTGGTTTAGCCACCTATTTTATGACTCGTCGAGAGCAACGAAAACGCACTCAATTATTTGAAGAGCTTGTTCGTCATGTTGACCCACAAAACCCAACTGAAACCCTAAAAAGACTTGCTGAATTAATGGTGAAAGCGCCAAAGGATATTTAATGTCTATCAAACAGAAAGTAGCTGCGCTAACAACTGCGGGAGCCACAGCAATCGCGTTAGTAGTAATAGCCCATTTTGAGGGTGTGCGTTATGAACCTTATCGTGATGTGGCAGGTGTTTTGACGGTTTGTTATGGGCACACAGGCAAAGACATTATTCAAGGTAAGAGATACACACAACAAGAATGTGATGCGTTATTACAAAGTGATTTTATTAAGACACAACAGCAAGTCGATGCATTAATCAAAGTACCACTCGATGACTACACCAAAGCCGCTTTATATTCCTTTGCTTTTAATGTGGGTACAACCGCATTTGCTCGCTCAACATTACTCAAGAAACTAAACGCTGGTGATAGAGCGGGTGCCTGTGAAGAAATAAAACGTTGGGTTTATGCAGGAGGAAAGGTTTGGCGAGGGCTTGTCAGTCGTCGAGAAGCGGAGTCAGCACTATGTTATGGAAACCTTTAATCATCATTATCGGCTTTATTCTTGCATTACTCATTACAGTCGCTGGTGGCATTTATCTCTTGATTGATAACTCATGTACTAAAGATCAAGTTAGTTTAGAAAAACGCTGTCAGATTGCACTCTCACATCATCGGTACTAATCATGAAATACGGAAAACTCTATGCCGTCATTACGATGGTAGGCATCATTGTGGGTAGTTATTGGGTGATTAACTGGCAAGCTAACAGGATTAACTCACTGACAGATACCAACAAAAAACTAACAGTGGCTCTCGAAGAACAGAAGTCTATTAATGCTGATTACCAAGCACGCATAATGCGGTTAAACCAACTGGATATTCAATATACGCAGGAGTTAGCGAATGCTAAAAATGAAATTAGTCGCTTGCGTGATATTAGTGAGCGTCATCCTGAGCGGGTGTATATCAAAGCAGAGTGTCCCAAAGTCACAACCACTCCCTCCACCAGCTTGGCTTATGCAACCACCGCCCGACCTACTGACACCGCTATCAGAAATTATTGGATACTCCGAGAACGAATTGCAGAATTAGAGCAAATGATTAAAGGGTTGCAGGATTATGTAAGGCATGGGTGTTTAATAAATTAAAATTTATATAACCAAATTTCTACATAAGATTATACTTTAAATTTTAAGGTATATGGTACATGGAACATTTCATTAGAAATACAAGCAAAAACAAAGAATTAACAATTGAGTCAGTGGAGCGTGCCGAGGAATGGTTAAAGACATTGGGTATTAATTTTTCAAACTCTCGGTTTGGAAATGCAAAGAAAATTTTGAATCAAATTAATCAGCAAGTAATACAACCTAATCTAGACAATCTTTGGGCTATGAATGAACTATATGAGTTAGTGCAACTATGTGATTCTTTTTCCTCCTCCAAAGAAATCGAAGATGCTTTTATTGAAAGAATAACAGGAGGAGTAAATTTTTTATGCAATGAAAAAAAAAGCAGTGCTAGAGATTTATTTTTTGAAGCTAAAGCTGCATCGAGGTTGAAAAGAGGAGGATGTGAAATTATTAAGGACAAATCTCATGATATTGTTTTTAAAAAAAACGCAATAATCTTTGGCGCTGAATGCAAAAGACCTAGTAATGACAATAAATTAATTAATCATATAAAGTATGCATACAATAGACAATTAAACAAATTATCAAATAGGAATGAACAAGGTGTTATTTTTATTGATTTGGACCGAATTTTATATAAAAAATTTTCAGAGCAATTATTGCATTCAGACTCATCACTTCCCTTTTCAGACAGTGATTTATTAGCGAAATTTCGTAATGATACTGATATTAAATATAAAAATTTGATACAACGAAAAATTCCTGAAATAGCGCACGGTGTATTAATGATAATTGTCCATTATAGCTTTCCTATAATTATTCAAAGCGAAATCGGATTTCGTTGTCTGATGTTCAATCATTATTGTCTAATAAGTAGTAGTTATAGCGAGTCAGTAGAATTGATATCATCTGGATTAAGAGATAGTGTTGGTGAAGGGTTATTTTAATAAATATTTAAGAATGACAAATTTAGTAGCATAAAATTTTAAGAGACCATCGGCTCATTCATAGCTGGTGGCTTTTTTATTGGAGAAAATTCGTAATAAAAACCATGAAAAAACGCAATGTCTATGGTGGTCGCTGGGCTAAAGTGCGATTAGCATTTCTTAATGAACATCCACTTTGCGTCATGTGCCAAGAGCAAGGGCGCATTACTGCTGCCACAGTAGTTGACCACATTATTCCACATCGCCTAAAAGAGGCACTTGAATCAGGTGATAAAGAACGTATCGCAAAAGCTCAAGCCTTATTCTGGGACACAAAGAACTTCCAAAGCTTATGCGAACTGCATCATAACTCAACCAAACAACGTATCGAAAAGAGTGGCAAAGTCATTGGTTGTAATGCGGATGGCATTCCACTCGATCCCAATTCTCATTGGCATCAATAACACCATGAAATACAGGGTGGGGGTGGGATAAAAGTTCAAACACTTTCGCCCTGATTACCTAGCGCCCTCATTTGTGTGCACAACCGCGAAATGAAAAGTTTTTTTCTGGGAGGTTCCGATGGCAGGAAGACGCCCGAAACCGACCCACTTGAAGGTGGTCACCGGTAATCCGGGAAAACGAAAACTCAACGATAAAGAACCCCAACCTAAACGTGAAATTCCAAGCCCACCCGAACATTTAACGGATTGGGGGAAAATGGCGTGGGCAAAATTAACCTTACTACTCGATGGAATGGGCGTTTTAACCGTGGCTGACACGCTGGCGTTAGAACGGCTGTGTGATATCTACGCCGATATTCTTCAATTACGAGACACCATTGCCATTGAAGGTCGGACATACACCACAAAAACGCAATCAGGGGATTTTTTAATTAAAGCGAATCCTGCCGTAGCCATGTTGGCTGATGCAGATCGCCGCTTTAAAAGTTATTTAGTCGAGTTTGGTTTAACCCCCGCCGCTCGTTCGAAGGTGAAGATAGATGGTGGAGAAGAAGAGGAAGATCCGCTCAACCAATATTTCGGTTGATCCCGCAACACAATACGCGCAAGACGTGCATCAAGGCAAAATCTTAGCAGGGCCTGATATTCGTCATGCATGTGCGCGTCATCTCAAAGATTTAAATGAAGCCGAGCAACGAGGATTAGTCTGGGATGTCGAGGCTGTCAAAAGAGTGATCGACTTTTTTGCGAAAGTCTTAAAGCTCAATGGCGGGGAACATGAAGGCAAACCGTTTATTTTATTGCCTTGGCAATGCTTTGTGATTGGCTCCATTTTTGGCTGGAAAATGACAGACGGCACACGCCGGTTTCGCATGGTGTACGTTGAATCAGGCAAAGGTTCAGGAAAATCCCCGATGGCAGGTGGCGTTGGGTTGTATTGTTTAGTCGCCGACAGTGAACCGCGTGCCGAAGTGTATGCGGCAGCCACGAAAAAAGACCAAGCCATGATTTTGTTTCGTGATGCGGTGGCGATGGTTGATCAATCTCCTGCATTAAGTCAGCGGATCACCAAATCAGGCGGAACAGGCAAAGAGTGGAACTTGGCTTATTTGAAAACAAGTTCATTCTTTCGCCCGATTAGCTCAGATGATGGGCAATCAGGGCCTCGTCCCCATTGTGCGTTGATTGATGAAATTCATGAGCACAAAAGTAATACCGCCGTTGAGATGATGCGAGCAGGCACAAAAGGCCGGCGACAAGCCTTGATATTTATGATCACCAATAGTGGCCATGATAAAACCAGCGTGTGTTATGACTATCATGAATACGGACGAAAAGTCGCCGAAGGTACTATCGAAGACGACAGCTTCTTTTCCTATATTTGCTCACTGGATGAAGGCGATGATCCCTTTAAGGATGAATCTTGCTGGGGGAAAGCCAATCCATCACTGGGCTACACCTTTTCTGATCGCTATTTGCGCGAGCAAGTGACACAAGCTCGAGGTATGCCCGCGAAAGAAAGCATTGTGCGTCGGCTTAATTTTTGCCAGTGGGTGGATGCCGATAATCCGTGGATTAACAGTGAAACATGGATGCAGTGTGAAAACACGTTCACCTTCGATGATCTTCAAGGTGAAGAGTGTTATGGCGGATTGGACTTATCAGGAACCAAAGATTTAACCGCATTAGCCCTGTATTTTCCTCGCCTCAAACGTCTTTATGTTGAATTTTGGACACCCAAAGACACTTTATTGGATAGAGCGAAAACCGACCGAGTGCCCTACGACTTATGGGTAAGGCAAGGTTTTATGCATACCACGCCAGGGAATGCGGTGAGGTATGAATTTGTGGCAGAACGCATTGCTGAAATGGCGATGCACGTCAGCATGAGAGCCATTGCCTTTGACCCTTATCGCATTAAATACCTTGAACCCAAACTCGATGAAGCGGGTGTGACGGTTCCTTTAACTCCGCATGGACAAGGATATTACAAAGCTAAAGATTCAGGGCTATGGATGCCACACTCTATCGAACTATTTGAACAGCTCATTGATGACAAGAAGATTGAGATCTACACCAATCCTTGTTTGAGATGGAATGCCGCATCCGCTGTGCTTGAGGCTGACCAAAAAGATAACCGCGTCTTTGCCAAGAAAAAAAGTACTGGTCGAATTGATGGTGTGGTGGCATCTGCAATGGCGATTGGTGCTGCGGAAGGTGAGGTTGATGATGGCAACCTTGATGATTTTTTCTCTAACCCATTGAGTATGTGATGACAGATAAACAATATTCAATCGATTTGCGCACTAATCATGGTTGGTTTGCGCGTCTGGCTTCCTTCTTTGTTGGGGGAAGACTCGTGACACCTGAACAAGGTTCACAATCAGGCGCTATCTCAGCGCAAGGCTCGCTTGGTGATTCTTCTGTAAATGATGAGCGAATACTCCAAATATCCACGGTTTGGCGTTGTGTCAGCTTAATTTCGACGTTAACGGCTTGTTTGCCACTGGATGTGTTCGAAACGGATAAACAGGGAAATAGAACCAAAGTTGATTTAAGTAACCCATTGGCTCGATTACTGCGATATTCACCCAATCAATATATGACCGCTCAAGAATTCCGAGAGGCAATGACTATGCAACTTTGCTTTTATGGTAATGCTTTCGCGTTGATTGAGCGAAATAAAGTCGGTGATGTGATCAGCTTGCTTCCTCTGTTGTCTGCCAATATGGATGTACGCATGGAGGGGAAGAATATTATCTATAAATATCAGCGTGATCATGAATTTGCCAAATTTAAACAACACGAAATTTTTCATTTAAAAGGGTTTGGTTTTAATGGATTAGTTGGATTGTCGCCTATTGCTTATGCGTGTAAGACAGCAAGCACGGCCGTTGCGATGGAAGATCAACAACGTGAGTTTTATGCTAATGGAGCTAAGTCTCCTAAAATTCTGACAACGGGCGATAAGGTATTGAATAAAGAGCAACGTAGCCAACTTGAAGAGAATTTCAAAGAAATTGCGGGTGGTCCCGTTAAAAAACGATTGTGGATCTTAGAAGGGGGATTTCAAGCACAAGATATTGGTGTTAGTCCTCAAGATGCAGAAACAATGTCTTCCCGCAAATTTCAAGTCAGTGAATTGGCCCGTTTCTTTGGGGTTCCACCGCACTTAGTCGGTGATGTTGAAAAATCAACAAGTTGGGGAACAGGTATTGAGCAACAAAACTTAGGTTTTCTTCAATATACCTTACAACCCTATATCTCCCGATGGGAAAATTGCATTGCACGTTGGCTTCTAAAACCACCCGAAGTGGGGAAATATCATGCTGAACATAACCTTGATGGGTTATTGCGTGGCGATTCCACTTCACGCGCCGCGTTTATGAAAGCGATGGGAGAATCGGGACTAAGAACCATTAATGAAATGCGACGGCTTGATAATTATCCTCCTCTTGAAGGTGGAGATGTCGCTTACCGGCAAGCACAATATTTACCGATTAACCAACTCAATAAAGAGCCTCACGAAAGTGGGGCTTAATTATTTATGGGGGTTCAATGCCTGATATTAGAAAAACACTGAATTTTGATGAAGCGGAAATCAAATTTACGGGAGATGGCACACAAGGCGTTTTCGAAGGTTATGCCTCCGTATTTAGTCATCAAGATCTCGATGGTGACATTATTTTACCCGGTGCGTTTAAGCATGTTTTAGATAAGCAAAAACAAAAAGTCGCTATGTTTTATAACCATCGAGTCTGGGAACTTCCTGTGGGGAAGTGGGAGTACATGGAGGAAGATCAAAAAGGGTTACGTGTAAGAGGACAACTGACACCCGGTCATAGTGCGGCTCAAGATCTAAAAGCGGCAATGAAGCATGGCACGGTTGACGGGCTTTCTATCGGATTCGGTTGTCTGCGTAATGACTTTGAGCGAACACCTTCAGGTCGTATTTTTAAAAACATCTCCCTGTTACGTGAAATCAGTATTTGTACATTTCCCGCTAATGACCAAGCACAGGTTTCATCACTCAAGAGCATCGATGGGTTATTAACGATCCGAGATATTGAGGATTGGCTGAGAGAGTCAGCCGGTTTATCAAAATCAGAAGCCGTCGGTTTTATTTCCCGCTTCAAATCCGCTATTCGGAGTGAGTCCGATGACACTCAACAATCCCTAGTCGCATCCATTGTTAACCAAATTAATGCATTTAATCTGAAAGGATAGAATATGTCTGACTTAGCTATTATCCAAGAAGCCATCGAAGGATCACAAAAAAAGGTGCAAGAGCTTTTCGATGCACAGAAGAAAGAAATTGAAGCTACTGGCGTAGTTTCAAAGCAATTACAAACAGATTTAGCCTTAGTTCAAGAGGAATTAAAAAAAGCCGGTGAGCGTCTGTTTGATTTAGAGCAGAAAGGGGCAACGAGTGCTGATGATCCTAATGCGAAAAAAGATTTTTCTGAGCGAGCAGCAGAAGCGCTGACAAAATCATGGAATGGGAGTCAGGCTTCTTATGAAGTGAAAACGTTTAATAAATCATTAGGCAGTGATGTGAGTTCAGCCGGAGTTCTCATTCAGCCGATGCAAGTACCGGGTATTATTATGCCGGGTATGCGTCGTTTAGTTATCCGCGATTTATTAGCACAAGGTCGTATTTCCAGTAACTCACTGGAATATGTACGCGAAAAATTGTTTACCAATAGCGCGGCACCTGTGAAAGAAAAGGCACAAAAACCAGAATCTAATCTGACTTTTGAAAAACAAACGGCAAATGTGATCACTATTGCTCATTGGATCCAAGCGTCTCGCCAAGTGATGGATGATGCTGTGCAGTTACAGTCTTACGTTAATAACCGCTTATTGTATGGCTTAGCGTTAGTGGAAGAGGAGCAATTACTCAATGGTGACGGTACTGCGGATAATTTGACGGGGATTAATCATGTTGCCACGGCCTATGATACCACGTTGAGTGCTACGGGTGACACGCATGCTGACCTGATTGCTCATGCCATTTATCAGGTAACAGAATCTGAATTTAGCGCCTCTGGTATTATTTTAAATCCTCGTGATTGGCATGCCATTGCGTTAATGAAAGATAAAGAAGGGCGTTATATTTTTGGTGGCCCACAAGCGTTTACTTCAAATGTAATGTGGGGATTACCTGTTGTTCCCACAAAAGCACAAAAACAAGGTGAGTTTACTGTTGGTGCATTTGATTTGGCGTCTCAAGTATGGGATCGAATGAATGCGGTTATCGAAGTGAGTCGAGAAGATCGTGATAATTTCGTGAAGAATATGCTGACCATTTTGTGTGAAGAGCGTTTAGCATTAGCCCATTATCGCCCTCAAGCCTTAATTAAAGGGACTTTTCCAACGTCTGGAAGAAGTGCTTAAGTAATAGGTCGGGGTAGGTAACTATCCCGTATTACATCATGAATATCTTAGATGTCATTCCTCTTTCTTTATTAAAACAGCATCTCGAATACAGCGGTGATGATCGTGATGAGCAGATTATATTTTATGCACAAAGCGCATTAAATTATTGTTTGAGATGGTGTGATGAACCGGCATGGAAATCACCTGATGATATCCCTTATGAAGTGAAATCGGCAATGCTCTTAGTGCTGGGGGATATGTTTGAACATCGAACCAGCCAAAGTGAAATTCCGTTATATGAAAATAAAGCAGTAGAACGATTGTTACTGCTTTGTCGAAATTGGCGAGGTAGTTAATGGATCCGGGACGATTACGCCACACTATTCATATTCAAAAATCAGTATTAGCGCCCGATGCCATCAGTGGCAATGATGTGATTTGGACGGATCATGCGACAAAAGTACGTGCAGCGATCATGCCTTATCAAGGGCGGGAATATTTTCAAGCCCAACAAGTACAAAGTGAGGCCACAACACGAATTATTATTCGCTATATCGCTGACATTGATACTTCGATGCGTATTGTATGGGGTAAGCGAATATTTAATATTATTTCGATTATTGACCCTTATGAGCGTCATCGTGAGCTTCAATTGATGTGCAAAGAGGGCGTGAATGATGGGTGAGATTAAAATCAGTGGATTGTCTGAACTCGCTCAACGAATGCAAGACATTGCCCGTAAAACCAGAAATCAAAGTGCGCGTAAGGCGATGAATGCAGGCGCTTCGGCGTTAAAACAGGAAATCAAACATCGAGTGCCTATTCTTAAGGAAACGGTGCCTCATCGACGCAAAGGCACCATCAAGCGCAATATTCGTTCTAAAACGAAAGTGCAGCGTAATGGACAAGTCAAAACGCGCATTTGGGTGAAATCATTATCGGGTAAAAAGGTGTCTGCCTTTAAACAGGCAACGGGAAAAAGTGCGGCATTGAACCCAAATGATCCGTTTTATTGGTGGTTTGTTGAGTTTGGCACTGCCAAGATGCCCGCACAACCGTTTATGCGCCCCAGCTTTGAAGCGAAAAAGGAAGCGACGGCTAAAGTGATTGTTCAAACACTCAAAGAGGATATTGAAAAAGCAAGGTAGAGATCATGATACAGCAATTAAAAGAGACCCTTTCACCGCTTGTCGATGGAAGGGTTTTTTTTCAGGTATTACCCGAAGGAAAAGGGCATTATCCCGCCATTGTGATCCAGTTTGCCAGCATCACGCCTAACAGTGCGCTGGAGGATACGGATTTAGACAACTATCGCGTGCAACTTGATGTGTATGCGCCACAACCACAACCCCTTATGGTCTTGCGTAAAAAAATCGAGGCTCAGATTATCGAGGCGATCCCATTTGCACAACGAGTGAATGCGGTCTTTGGGTATGAAGCGGATGTCAAATTGCATCGGCTTGTTCTTGAATTAATGATTTCATCAGATAAATAAGGAATGGATATGGCAAAGTCAAAAAACCATAAAGCGACGCCTTTCCTCGGCACGAAGATCTTTGTACAAACCGGCTTAGGAGAGGCGATGACCGTGACGGAAGCGACGTTATCACCCGCAACCATTACCATCGCCAATAATAAGCTGAAAGCCGATGACATGATTATGTTATCGGGTTTAGGGGAATTAGATGGGCGTTTCCCCATTGCACAGGTTGATGGCAATAAAGTGACCTTGTGTGAGGAAGTGGATTGGAGTGATAAAACGTTACCCACGGATTTTGCAAACGCCAAAGCACAACGTATTCAATGGTCTAATAATTTTTGTGCAGTGAAAAGTTTCAGTAAAGACGGTTCGACAACCGAACAAATTGATGTCACCACCATTTGCAGTGATGGCAAGGAATATGAATCCGGTGATACGGAATACGGCTCAATTAAATTGACCTTTTTCTTACGGTATAGCTCCAGTGATGTGCAGCGGCTCTTGCGTAAATATGAAAACAGCAAAGAAAAATTTGCGGTGAAAATGGTTTTAACGCGAGATGAAGGCTCCATGTTTTATTACGGCTCTGTCGAAACGGGCATGAATATTGATGGCAGTGTAGGACAAATGATGGATTCGGGGATCTCGATTAAATTGTCTGGCCGTGATTATTTGAATGTGAAGAAATAACCCCTAATTCACCTCTTTCATTATTTCTCTTCTCCCTTCTCAATAAAAAATCTTAGGAGTGATTATGTCTAACGCTTTATTGCGTGAATTAGTGTTAAACCAAGCACTGAAAGTGACGCCTTTTACCTATTTAGACAACACCTTTTATGTCAAAGAGTTGGATGTTGGCACCATGAATTACATTCAGCGCAAACTTCGCCAAATTAAAATCAAGCTCGCTGAGGCGCAGGACATTTATTTAGACGAAGACGATCCCGAACAATTTAATGAGGCGATAAATCGTGTCTACGATGAATATGATGTCGCCAGAATGTTGGCTTTTAAGTTGTGTGATGAAAAAGGGGAACTGCTTTTTGATGCAGAAAATGAAGAAGACTTAAAAGGTCTTAATCGTTTAGGACAAGGGTTCTCTAATGCGGTGTTTACAGCAGAAGCGGGGAATAGCGAAAAAAACTTGGAGAACGGCGACAATTTCAATTGATATTGTCGCTGGCATTGGGAAAAACCCTCGCGGAAATCGAGCAAATGCCCGAAAGCCACTTGTGTGAATATGAAGCTTTTTATCGCAAACAACCCTTTGGTTTATGGCGAGAGGATTATCGGATGGCACAAGTGGCGCATCTTCTTGCGATGATAAATCGTGATCCGAAAACGTCTCCGCCTGAATTGATGGATTTTATGCCGATGTGGAAGAAGAAAATCACGGAAGAAGAGCTGTGGGATAACGTTACTGAGAGTGTATTAGCTAATCGATAGCCCCACATCAGTGGGGCTTAATCGTTAACCACCGCGAGACATTTTCTCAATTTTTTTATCCGTATTGTATTGAGAAAGCGCATAAACCGACCAGATAGCCGCAGGGATCCAGCCAATTAATGTGATTTGTAGGATAAGGCAGAAGATGCCAGCAAATGGGCGACCAATCGTGAAAAATTGTAACCAAGGTAGTAATAACGCCAGAATAAGTCTCATAAAACCCCCTCTATTATTCGAAATTTCAGTTTATCAATAATTAAATCAATAGCAAATAACAAGGAATATTGCATTTATTCAGGATGAAAGTTTGCTTTTGTAGTGTTCATACCAAGGATTGAATTTATGGCGGGAGCATTAGGTAGATTAAATATTGATTTGACGCTGAATACGGCAAATTTCACAAATGCGATCAACCGTAGCCAGCGCCAAACAGAACAATTTGGGCAAAGTATTCGCGTCAGTCTTCAAGCTATCACCGTACAACAAGAGCGAATGGTATCGCAAACCGCAAAATCCTCAGCGCTTTTTGCCCGTTTTGCGAGTGTCACCGCAAGTGCATTATCCATTCATCAAGTCATTAATTATGCCGATAGTTGGACTGAATTACAGAACCGCTTAAAACTGGTGACAGAAAGCTCCGTTGAGTTAAATAAAGCCACACAAGCCGTCTATGATATTGCCCAAAAAACCTATCAATCATTGGATGCCACAGCACAGGTTTATCAACGTTTTGCGGATAATGCCGATCGCTTAGGCTTAAGTCAGCAAAAAGTGGCTGAACTCACAGAAACTGTCTCAAAAGCCGTGGCGATTTCGGGAGCGAGTGCAACCGCAGCACAAGCGGCATTAACCCAATTTGGTCAAGCATTAGCCTCGGGGCAGTTACGCGGGGAAGAGCTGAATTCGGTGATGGAGCAAACCCCTGCGTTAGCGAAAGCCATCGCTGACGGAATGGGTGTCAGTGTGGGTGAACTAAGGAAGAAAGCCCAAGACGGTGAAATGACGATTGAAAAAGTCATTCAAGCCTTAGAGCGTGCTGCCGACAGTGTGGATAAAAAATTCGCCACCAGTGTGACAACGGTTAGCCAAGGTTTCACTAATCTTCAATCGGCGATGACCAAATTTATTGGTGAAGCGAATCAAGGTACAGGTGCGACTCAGCTTTTTACCACAGGGATGACCACTCTTGCCGATAATCTATCGTTAGTCGCTAAAGTAGTCGAAGGGATCGCCGTCACGGCATTGGTAGCAAAACTCTCTCAATGGACGAAAGCCACTTATCTGAAAAATCAGACAACGTTGAATGAAGCCAAAGCCACATTACAGAGTGCAGAGGCAAACAGTGTGGCAGCAACCAGTGCCGTGAGGAAGGCATGGGCGGATAAAGAAGCCGCCACATCGGCGCTCAATAGAGCCAAAATGGAATATCAAGTTGCTAGAGGCACTAACGCGGAAAAAATAGCACTTGATAACCTTATTGCCACAAAATCACTCGCAAGAACAACCTCTCTAAATTATACACAGGCATTAACCGCCGAAAACGTTGCTCAACGTGCATTAACGACCGCTCGGCGTCAATCAACGGTGGCGGGGCGAGCACTTAACAGTGTTATGGGATTCGCGGGTGGCCCTATTGGATTAGTGTTGACGGGTGTTGCGGCATTGGGCATGGGATTGTATGAATACAGCGAAAATGTCAAACAAGCCAAGTTAGAATCGATTGAATTTGCTCATTCCCTTGATACATCAACAGAAGCGTTAAACAAAATGAGCAATGCCACGTTAGTGGCGAATTTAAGCAAAGTTTCATCGGGCATTAACGCGCAATTGGAGAAAATCGAGGAACTTAAACAACAGGTTATTTCCTTACAAGGTCTATCAAAATACAGCGTTGAGAGTGAAAAGGCGTTTACTGAACAAGGTGTGGGGGATTTATACCTTAAACGAGTGGCTGAAAAGCAAAAAGAGCTTGATGCTGCGATGGGGATATATGCAGAGCAAGTTAATAACTTAGAGCGTCAGCGAGCCAATATGCAAAATATGTTGGCGACACTCAAAGAAAAAGTAGGTGACCAAGCTCCTGAATATAGACGCTATGCCACCGAATTACAAAATGTTGATGCCGTTATCAATTCACTTAAGGCGAGTTTAAAGAGTTTAGGCATTGAATATGAATCACTCATTAATATCACGCTTCAGGCGACAAATAGCCAAGTGAATGCCGCCATGGCGATTGCTAAACAGATTGATGAATCGATTGAAAAATCGCAACGTTCAGTGGCAAAAGCACAAGCCACAGGGAAGGTATTAGCGAAATTAAATGCAGAAGATGTATTGGCTTCACGCAAAATTACGCCAGATATGCAAGGCTACGATAAGGCCTTACAAGCTGAAATTGAGGCACAACTGGCACTGCAAGCCAAACGGACGTATAAGCCCAGCCATAAATCAACCATTGATTATGCCAAGCAATACACCAAAATCTTAACGGAATTAGAGGAAAAACAAGCCTCACTGATTGCGGATGGACAAAGTATTCAGCTGTATGGCACTACCTCTTCCTTTAATGAATACACATCCGCATTAGCCGATATCAAACAGAATAAAGACAAATTTGATGCCATCTTAAAAATCGATCCCAAAGCCATTGAGACGATAAAAGAAAAAGCGAAAGCCATTGATGATTTAGCTCGTGCCAACTCGGTTGCGCAATTTGCTTATGATCGCGGTAAAGAAATTGAGCAGATGCAATTTGAAACCACCTTGATAGGAAAGACACGCGCAGAGCAAGAAAAACTCAATGCCCTTCGTCAGATTGATGTGCTGTATCAGCAAGCCAGTGTGGATTTAGGCGAGAAAGAGCTGGCGAACTTACAACGCAATGTCGAACTCACTAAGCAGCAGATTGAGGAAGAGCTGAGGAAGCGAGAGGCCATGAAAGGCGATCCGATGGTGGGATTAAAACAAGGCTTATCGGATTTCAGTGAGTCGGCTATGGATGTAATGGAGAACGTCAGAAACGTCACTACCAATGCCCTTAATAATATGTCTGATGCATTAGCCGATTTTGCTTTAACGGGCAAAGGAAGCTTTAAAGATTTTGCCAATGCGGTGATTTCCGATATCACTCGAATGGTAATGAAAATGCTGATTTTCAAAGCCATTGAAGCAGGCGGGCAGGCAATGGGCTTTGATATGGGATGGATGAGCAAAGGGCATGCTTACGGTGGTTATACGGGGCATGGAGGAAAATTCGAACCTAAAGGGATTGTACATGGTGGTGAGTTTGTTTTTACCAAAGAAGCGACGGCTAAATTGGGTGTCGGCAATCTCTATCGCTTAATGCATGCGGCGCAAGGTTATGCTTCGGGGGGCTTTGTGGGGCCGGTCGCAGGGCGAATACCCGTTACACCGCAACCGACGTTAGCCCATGCAGGTGGTGTACAAATGACCGTCGTTAATCATATTACGGTGACGGGAAATGGTGACGCTGTACTTGCACAGGCAATGAAGGAAGCCGCACAACAAGGGACAGAAGCAGGCGCACAGAAAGCTCACGCGATGATGTTACAAGACTTTCAAAGTAATGGCGCAGCACGCAGAACATTAGGAGTCTAAATGTCTATTCTTGAATGGCCAAAAGAGGTGATCCCCACACAAGAAAACTGGCAATTATTGAGTAACAGCAAAACCTTTACCTCACCATTTAATGGAAGTAGCCAGACGGTACGCTTTCCGGGAAGCCGTTGGCGTTGTGAGCTGACATTTAATAATTTAAATGAAGAGAAATCGCGCCAGTTAGAAGCGCTGGTGGCTTCATTGGATGGGATGTCGGGGCGAGTCAAAATATCAAGCTGGATAAGAAAAGGGCGTTATGGGTATGGTTCGCCTCGTATTGCAATACCGAGCCAATTGGGTAATCGACTAGAAACGAAGGACTGGAAGCGCAATATGCGCGTGTTACAGCAAGGGGATCGCTTAACTGTGGGCAATGAACTCAAAATGGTGGTGGCGGATGTGGTCAGTGATAATCAAGGACGTGCCATTATTCTTATTTCGCCGATGTTAAGAACATCACCTACCGTCAATGAAATGCTCGAGGTTGAGCGTCCTTTTGGAGTTTTTCGGCTCGTTGATAATGAACAGGGTAAATTTCAGCATCGTCGCTTGGGGTATACCCATATCACGTTATCTTTTGAGGAGGTGTTGTACTAATGCAATATCATCCATTTTCTGATGCCATGGTCAACGCGATTAATGAGGGAGCTTATATCGTTTTAGCTGCCAGACTCGATTTGAAATCAGGCGTCACCTGTGCGCATACCGGTGTTGGGCAACTGATTATTGCGGGTGAAACCTATTTAGGTGTAGGAAGTTTAGGTGAAATCAGTCAGCTAAAAGAGAATAAGACAACCAGTCCTCCACAACTACAGCTTAAATTAGCCGGTTTTGATAAATCGCTGGTGGGAATGGTGATGAATGAGCAAAGTCGAGGACGCGAAGTCCGGTTGATGATGGTCGCCATTGGTGAAGAGGGAAAACCGTTGCTTGCTGAAGTCTTATTTGTCGGACAAATCACATCTATCAATGTAGTGTCTGGCGAAGAAAATGCCGTATGTGTTAATGTTTCTAATCGATTCGAGCGATGGTCAATCGGGTTACCTGATAGATTCACCGATGAATCGTGGTCATCTCGAAGACAAGGTGATCGTATCTTTCGCTATGTCGCTCAAATGGCTGAACGGGCCATTTATTGGGGCAGTAAGAAAGATGCACCTGCATTTATTTATAAATAATTGTTGGAAGAAACGAAATGAGTAAAAAACTTTTAGTTCCCCTTATTATGACGAGTCTATCGCTATGCGCAGCAAGTGCACAAGCCGTAGGTGAAAATACGCTTTCATTAGGTTATGCACAAAGTCATGTTAAAGCGGATGGCGATAAACTAAAAGAGAAGCCGAAAGGATTTAATGTCAAATATCGTTATGAATTCGATAATCATTTAGGTGTTATTGGTTCTTTTGCTTATACACATCAAGGCTATGATTATCGCTTAGGATCTCACTCTGTGGGAAATGGCGATCTTGATTATTATTCACTTACCGTGGGGCCAACCTATCGTTTTAACGATTATATTAGCGCATATGGTTTATTGGGTATTGCCCACGGTAAAGCTGAAATGGAGTTAAATGCCCCGGGTTATCACGAAAAAGAAAGCCAAAGTAAATCTGCATTCGCTTATGGTGCGGGACTTCAATTTAACCCATATCCCAATATCGCTATTGATGCTTCCTATGAATACACTAAATTTCATGATGTTAAAGTAGGTACATGGATGGTCGGTCTTGGCTATCGTTTCTAATTAAAGATAAATATTATGTATGAAAGTCGGCATTATGCCGGCTTTTTTGTTTTTAGGCGTTCTGATAATGAAACAACCTAACTGGACACTTAAATTACCCGAAACCATAAGGGTGGCGATGAGCCGCCCTTTTTCATGGGGTGAATTTGATTGTTGTATTTTTGCCTCTGAATGTATTTACGCACAATGCGGTTTCTCGCCAATAAAGCCTTATCTCAATCACTATAAAACCAAAGCAGAAGCCTTCAATCTTATCAAATCTAAATTTGGCTCATTAGAGAAAGCCGTTTCACGCTATTTCAAATCCATTGAGATTGAGTGTGTTCAGCGTGGCGACCTCGTACTGTTTAAAGGTGAGGATGGTGAAAGTTTAGCCGTGGTCTGGGCGGGGCATTATTGGGGCGTAACCCCACAAGGCGTGAAGCCGGTGCAGATTAACCCAATCAAAGCGTGGAGAGTGGAATAATGGGTGGGAGTGGTGGATTAATTTCAAAAGTCTTGGGTGCTGGCTTAATGATTGCTGGGCTATTTACCGGTGGCGTGACATCGGCGATGGGCATGGCGCTGATGGCGGCAGGCGTTGCGGTTCAAGTCGCGGGTTCGCTTATCTTTAAGCCAAAACTGCCTTCCATGAATTATCGAGATACGGGTGAACGCAAACAGATGTTACGTTCATCGTCTGCGCCTGAAACCGTAATTGTCGGAAAAACAGTGATATCGGGTTTGCTTTTCTTCGCCGAAGAAGAAGCGGGGGAACAAGATGAAAACGAAAAAATCACACTGGCATTAGCGTTAGCAGGGCACCCCATAGAGAAAATTGGGAAGATTTGGTTGGGAGACGATTTAATTGAGACGTTTGGTGAATATACCGTTCATGAAGTTAAACACCTTTGGTTAAAGAGTTTAAAAATCACGGCACCTGTTGTTGAAGTGGAGTTGCATAATGACAGGGAAGATGTCGATCCCTTTATGCTTAAAAATTGCCCGTCATGGAAAGAGGATATGATTGGTCGAGGTCTGGCGTGGTTACGAGTGACACTCACGTTTGACCAAGAAAAATTCCCTTATGGATTACCCAATGTGAAATGTGAAGTCTGGGGAAAACATCTGTTTGATCCTCGCACTGGGCAAACTGCATGGAGTAATAATGGGGCTTTAGTCATTTTGGATTATTACCGCCATTATTTAAAAGTGCCTGATACGGATATTGATTTTGACAGCTTTAAACAGGCGGCCGATTTATGTGATGAAAAAGTGAGTCTACCAGAAGGCGGATTTGAGTCGCGATATACCCTTAATGGTGCCTATGACTTAAATGAGAGTCCATCCAGTGTTTTGGAAGTGATGCACAAATGCATCAACGCGGAACCGACATTCACCGCAGGAAAACATGGTATTCAAATCGGCGCTTATTATGGGCCTGCAATAAAAACCATCACTGAATCACAATTGATTGGCACCGTCACATGTACCCCTGAAACAGGATTAAAAGACGCCACCAATACGGTGTATGGCACGTTTATTGATGCCGAACAGTTGTACACAAAAACCGACTTCACGCCTGTGATTGTGGACGAATGGGTGAAAGAGGATGGCTTAGAAATTCGAGAGAATATCGACTATCGTTTTGTCACCAGCCCTTATCAAGCCCAACGATTAGCTCGCCAATATCTTCGTAAAAAGAAAGCAGGAAGACGAGTTCAATTGACCATGAACTTAGACGGCTATGCTTATCGTCCGGGTGAAGTTGTGCTTTTAGAATTACCTTCTTTGGGAATTAGTGGGCTGGAATTCCGTATTGCCGAATGGTCTTTTCATGCTTTAGACGGTGTGGCTTTAACGTTGGAAGAGGATGGTGCCTATCTATATGAAGATGTGATTGGCAAACCGTTTGAGCGTCCCCCGTTTGTGAGTTTACCCACTGGCGGTGTTGCTTCACCCATTAATCTTACCTTTGTTCCACTTGCAGTCAGTGACATCGTACAAGGTACGCTTTCTTGGCAAAATGTTGCTTCTGATGTGCGCTATAACACCGTTACTGTTCTTCAAGAAGGCAATGTTATTCAATCTATTCAGGTACCGGCTGAGCGTGTTGATATTAACGGATTAGCGCGAGGAACTTATCGTGTTGAAGTTAGGGCGACAAATGTGGCAGGCGCAATGTCGGCACCCGCTATCAGTGACTTTGCCATTCAAGCACCACCGCCTCCTGAGCATATTGATGTTACCTCTGGCTTATTTAATCTGACCATTGCACCGAAACAAGGCGATAGTGCTGTCTTTGGTTATACCTTTGAGTTTTGGTTTAGTGAGGAAAAGCTCGCTGATCTTTCTGAAAATGAAGTGATCACCAAAACAAACAAAGTTGGCCAAGGGAATTTCTGGACGCAAGAGAATTTAAAAGCAGGGCATACGTATTATTTTTATGTTCGAACAATCAACAGCTATGGCAAATCACCTTTTGTGGAAGCTTCAGGTACTTGCTCTTCTCAAACGGATTTAATTCTTGAGGAATTAGCGGGGCAAATTAGCCGAGACCAATTAGCGCAAGACCTATTGGGTGAGATCAACAGCAAGGCTAACCAACTCGATATTACTGAATTACATGAGTTGATGAGGATAAATCATGACAAGATTTTATCTGAGTTGATGAGGCATGGAGCAACTATTGAAGAAAGTGAAAAAAAACTGGAGGAGGCAGGAAAATTATTAGCTGAGCGAATGAACCAAGTTGCAACGGCAACAGAAGCACAGGCCGCCACAATTAAACAAGAGCAACAAGCACGTATTGAGGCTGATAAAACTGAAGCACAACAACGGCAATCCTTAGCTACTCAACTTCGTGGTGATTATACCGGCAATGATTTATCGAAAGTCACCGCAGGACTTATCTCCGCAGAGAAACAAGCACGTGTTACAGGCGACCAAGCGGAAACCAAAGCCAGACAGTCATTGGAAACACGGATGAATGGAAATGTTTCCGCGATTAATAAATCATTAGAAACCCTCACTTCAAAACAGCAAGCCCAAACGCAAGAGATTTCAACGCTCAATTCAACTCTTAAAGGGAAAGCTGATAGTAGTGCGGTAAATGCGTTAAATACGCGTGTATCTAATATCGATGGCAAAGTGACGTCTGCAACCTCACAGGTACAAACGTTATCCAGCAAATTAGATAAAGTGAAAGCCGATTTAACGGAGTCTGTGGTGGTGGATTTAGATTTATCAAAACTCAATGAAAACACCTATTATCCGGTTATTTTGCCATTAGTGACCTCTCGTCGTTACGCGTTTAAGGTTTTTAGAACCTTAGGGCAATATAGAGACAATAAACCCAGCTATGCGACACATGGCACCAAAGGCTTTGCCATGATTGTGGAATGGCAAGTCAGTGGTTCTGGATGGGGAACACAGTCTGAAAACCGCATCATTGATAATTTTGATTGGCGATGGACAAATCAATCCCCTGTGCTGGGACCCGCTCAATTAATAAATGGTTCTGTGGAATATATCTATTTGCGGGGAGGGGCAAAATATCAGTTAACTAAACACAAAAGTGTTAACCATCAAATTATCACCAGCACTTATACCAACAACAAGCAATCGGTGGCACCAAAGGGGTTTGTGGCGAATGAAGTACCTAAGTCGAGCGAACAGAAAGCCAATGCAATGGCGAATGCGGTAAGCCAACTTGAAACTAAAGTGACTGAGGTTTCAGGTAAAGTGACCTCTACCGCTCAGCAAGTCACTCGTTTAGAAAGCCAAGTGGGTACAAGTTCAGCCAAAATCGAACAAACTTCGAAAGTGGTCACAGACATAAATGGCAAAATTTCAGCATCATGGACAATGAAAGTCCAACAAGATAGCAAAGGGAATAAAGTCATTACCGGCATTGGCTTAGGGTTTAATGCACAAGGAAATAGCCAATTTCTGGTCAATGCCCAAAACTTTGCAGTGATATCGTCATTAAACGGTAAAGTGGTGACACCGTTTGTGATCCAAAATGGACAAGCTTTTTTCAATGATGCGTTATTTAGCAAGGCAACCATTGATAAATTATCGGTAGGTAAAAAAATCACATCCACTAATTATTTAACGGGCAAGAAAGGATTTAATATTGATGCCACAACAGGGAATGTGGAATTAAATGATGCAGTATTTCGTGGACGATTAGATATTAACTCAGGAGGAACAAAAGGGCGGTTAGTGATCACGAATAATACTATTTATGTTTACGATGAAAACAATCAGTTAGCGGCAAAAATAGGTTATTTAGGGTAGCGTATGAAGTTTATTGTTTTAATTACAGCATTATTATTGTCAGGGTGTACCTCTGGATATAAAAAAGTCGATTGCCAAGGTGTTTACCAAATAAAAACTTTTCACTATCAACAACCTGTATTGGTAAAGTTTGATAAAAAGAGAGAAACCATTAAAGGGCCTCTTTATCATGCTGTACCTCAATTAGGATTTAAATTCTTAGGAGGATGGGTATCTCCTGATGCCGTAGAGGATTTCTCATGTCGTGGGGAATAGAGATATATGAAAAAGGAAAGCCAATAAAAATCACAGGGCGTTCATTTATTTTTGACCAAATAGCGGTCACTCAGAATGGCAGTAAAACTTATAATAATATTCCTAAAGGGCGGTCATTGGCCGCCTATATTGCCGCTAGAAATCGAGGATCTTATTTCACTGTTAGAGTCGAGAATAATAAAATCTCGTGGAATTCTCTACGCGGTAGCCAATCGATTAATGGAATTATTATGGTACTAATTAAATGAGTAAATATGGTGCATTATTTTTTAATCAGGGAATTACCGAAGAATTAACACCTTATGAATCAGCCGTATTTTTAAAAAAAATAAAAACAAAGCCAGGACTAATTAAAGTCATCGAAGGTAATAATAACGCAGTGCCACTTATTTTTATTCGAATTCTTAATTCTTCTAATCCATCATTAGGTGGATTATCTGAAGTAATTTATGAAAACAATGCGTGGTGTGTGAATTTAATCGATACTATTCAAGGTAATTCAGCAGAATATGAGCTCTATGTATTTGTGAAGTCTTCTTATCATATTTCACTTCATCCTCAAAAATGGGGAATTCAAATTTATCATAAAGGTGTTATTACACATGCCTCAAGCCAAAGACCGCTTAATTTATTAGAGGGAAATAACTTTGTGCTCACAGGAAATAATTGGAGTGGTGTGGATGTCGGATTCCCTTGTGCGGTATTAATCACAACAATTGGGCATATAGGGATGATGGATTCGATGGGAGGAAAAACGATTAGAGTAACTCTTTGTGGGCGAGGTAATCGTATTATCCCTCATTCCATGATAGTAGCCGGACAGATGTCAACAACCTCTCTAGGTAAGCAGTATTTTTATATTGATGTGAGGGAGTATGGTGGGTGATAGAAAAGAGTTTAGATAGTTGGTGGTGGTCGGCTTTGTACTGTGAGTTCAACCATAAAAGGGTATACTGACTTTATTGCGAACTATCATTGAACATGAGAATAAAACCGAAAAAATTACTGAAATAGAATAAACCTGAACTACTGACAGTATCTGAAAGTAGCAACGAATGTTGGTCTATGGACTTTAGGCATGATTAACCGTCAGATAGTCGTTCATCCGTTTTCTGAATATCATCAGAACATTGGTTCATCTCATGGGGTGGAAAGAGAAAACTGTCGCCATTCGGTGTGATAAAGGTCCTAAATATACAGGAAAGATACTGATGTTATGGGGAAATATACCCCTCCGTTTTATTCAACCAAGCAAATTTCAGCAGAATGCTTATATTGAGCACTATAACTGGTCGGTACGTTATGACTGACTGCGATAATATTTTTTTAATTGCAGGACTATACCACGCGATGGCAATGATCCTATAACTACGACCGAATATTGGGTTAGATAGTTTTACGTTAATACAGTATAGTCAACGTATGGACTAACTCTAATTATCACATCCATTAAAAATGTGGGAATTACCGAATCCTCCGGCTACCTATAACACTGATAATAAGATAAAGAAAACTGAGACCTCAAAGGTAATAAATGCTAATAATATGTAAAATAAAAAAGTGTTCCTTTATCTAATGACTGAATAATCCAATGTCTTAGATGTGTTTTCTTTTGTCAAAATTTGGAACGGACTATTTGACAGACTTCATCTAAAGTAAGCATGGTTGTAACAATAGAGTTTATTGTCCTAGATCTATTTGTAACCGTTCTGCTTCACACTCTGCTAAATGTAGTAAATGACCTAAGGATACAAGCCGAGATGCGCTAGTGCCATGCCCATATTCGACATCCTGCAAAAGGCGAGTTTTTTCATATAACTTATGTGATAGACCTCTCCATATCTCATTTAATTGGGAGTAGATTTGAATCTCTATATGAAAATCATCGGTGTAGATAATATCTGCATGGTAAGCAAAATAACCGCTCGCCATCTTTGCCTCTTGCTCCACTTTTATTTCTAATATGTCATTGTAATCATCTAATGATATTTGATTCATTTGAAGCTTTTCTCTCCATTTTGGTAATGCCTTGCTGAAGTCATTTGCAAACTTGTGAGTGCTTAAAATTACTGAACTTCTTGCTAAGTCTTTTATATTGTGTTTAATGTTGGTTGATGTGACGTATTCTGACGCATCTTTGTTCTTTCTCCATAATTTATCAATTATTGATTCAATCGGCTTGAATATGTCGTTGTATCTTCCTGTTGATAGTTGGGTATTTAAAAGTATTTCACACTTATATGAAGAAACGTCTACATCAGCAGTCTGTTTAGCTCTTAACAAAACGGTATTAAGTTGATCTAATAGTCTCGCGAGTTTTTCAAATCTATCTCTATTTGCTTCCAATGAATTAATTATGTTTGTTAACTCGGTTATAATATTTAGCCCAGGCTCAACTTCAAGGTTGTGCCATGTTATATATTGGTTATAGTTGAAAGTTTTTGGGCAGTCCATTTAAAACTCCCCAATGTAAAAAGCTTTTGAAAGTCTCTTCGCAAGAGACTTAACTTCGATACTGCACCAACTCATCTCAAAGGCTAGACTGACTTGGTGTGCTTTATTGTTTTTTATATTAAATTCATTTTTAAAAAAAGTTAGACCAGAAATAACAAAAACTTCTTGGCCTTCCCATCGATTTAATCCAAATCGTTCAAGCTTATGTTCGAAAGTGGTTTGGATAGTACCAAGTTTGTCAGATAAATCATTTAAGTACCATTCTTTAGAGAATATCTCAGTCCACATTTCATGGGCTTGTTTATAAATGTCAATGACTTTTTCGTCACCATTATTAAGTAATTCAAATGTTTTCATTTCATACCTTTCAAAAATTCTTATTTATATAAATAGCTTAGTATACTACCAACAAAAATTCTTAATGCTACTTTATATAGAATTTACTCGGTTGCTCATCATTGTCTCTGTTCTCGAATATGTTCTGTGAAGAGGCTCATGCTAAATTGTTCTACGTGTTTCACAAACAGTTTTGCAACCATCAGAGTTAAGTAAGGGGCACTTCAATTATGTTGTTCTAAACATCGAAACTGTGTGATCTCAGCATGATGCTTCGCGGTAGGTGTAATAGCCAACTAAAAAAGTCTCTGTTTCAGCGTTTTTCCTGTATTACCTTTCAGATTCGTTTGGTGGTAATCCATCGCTATATTCGTGTGACATGAATGTACTGCAATATCTGACAATATCGACTCTACCTGTTCATCAGGGTTATAGTGGAAAGACCTATATTCATGATTTTAACCTCATTAACAATATTGTAGTTCTGAACAACACTAATTGGGTGGATTCACGTTTTGATGTTTGTTTTAATAACGTAGTTAAAAAAACAACATATCGCTGAGATAAAGAATCAAAAAGGCTGTAATAATACAATATATTGCTGATTTAGGTATAGAGACAGATGGAGACGTTACTCTCTGCATGTATGAAGAAAGACTATATTATCTAAAATTATATAGGTATTTTTACGCATTAACTGAAAAGTTATAGTTTCAAATTAAATTACAAAACTTGCCAAAGTATAGTCATTTGTATTAATACTACACAGGATAGGTTTTATTTATAGTACATAATTAAGCTCGATTTGCCTCATTAGAATTATAGGGAATATAGGTAAGGATACGAGCCAAAAATAGACTATTATTTTTTATGGAACTGTGAGTTATTTAAAATTAAAAACCTTTTTATAATTTCTGGGATGTTATACTATTCATCATTGTTTTATAATTAAAAATGAGATTACAATTATTATGAATGAAAAAGATACTGAGTTTCATTGTCAAAAAAGTATTAAATTAACTATAGATGTTGATTCTGATATGATCGAAATGTTAAATGAATGGTCTAGAATGGTTCCTACACTATATTTATTAGATATCTGTTTGGTTTCTATAATAAAATTACCAGAGGAAAGTATTAACAGAGATAAAAGAAAGAAAAAATGGATTGATGAACTTAAAAATTTAGATCGTGAACAAAATAAATTTTCATATATATGTGCGTTAATGGAAAAAGTTAGTGATTCACGAGTAAAAATGACTGATGTCGAGTTAGAAGAACAAATATTGGGTGATGTGGCATCTTTAAGACGTTTTTTTAAAAATGCTTCTATATATGAATCTGATAAATTTTTGATTTCATTTCTCCGCGAATTAAGAGGACTACCAGTAGAAACCGATAAGGAGAAATACGTGAGGTTTCTGAAATCTGCAAATGAAAAATTTAATTTAAAAGATGCAGTTTCACCATCAAATAGACTTAATAAAGCAAAGGAATTATTGGAAGAAGCAGATAATATAGGGATATATAAGCAACACCCAGTAGTTGTTGTTACATTAGCTTGCTTATATGGTAATCGGCAGGCTAAAAAATTAATGAAATTTAAAAAGAATGCTGATTTATTTGATGTTGAAAATGTTTTGTCCGATATACTAATTATTTCTAGGACAGCAAAGCTTAAGTTAGAAATAGAGCATTATGGAAATAATGGGAGAGGGCGTTTTCCTCGTGCTATTTTTCTTTCAGATGACACCGCCCTTAATGAAATACGTAATTGTTTTGAACCCAAGATGGTTAAAAATATAGATAGTGAAGATGGAAGAGAAAGTATACTTACATTAACTGTTAATTTAGAAAAACTTATGACAGAAATTACGGAAGATGAACTCGCTCAACTTACTGAATTGCTAAAATAGATTTAATGTACTGATTACTTTTTCATGATATAAAAAGTGATATTTCAAGTGAAGTAATATAATTTTAAATTGTAATTAAGTAAAAAATGAGATTATTGAACTCTCGAACAAAATGCTGTTAACCAGAAGGAAATAATAAATATTTCAATAAACTGTTAAAATACATGGAGTGTTTGTATATAAAAATATCAAATTTTTATTGAAATAAAAGTGTTCCCCAAAACCACTCCAACCCAAATTAAAAATCAACCAGTTACATACAAACCAAGATCACATAAAAAAAGATTATCACCCACAATAATTATAATTTATTTGATAAGTTACTTAATTATTATGGGTATAATGCTACGCCACATGGGGTGGACAGAAGCGGCTGACTTAATCATTAAAGGTATGGAAGGCGCGATTGCCGCTAAGACTGTAACTTATGATTTCGAACGTCAGTTAGAAGGCGCTAAACTGCTGAAATGTAGCGAGTTTGGTGACGCGATTATCAAACATATGTAATATAATTAGCGTTGCAAATTGATTACGGGAACTTAAGGGTTCCCGTTTTTGTTACAGGGTTTTTTATGAGTACATGTAACGTCTTGATGCGTATTTTTGTATTAAAAGTAGCCTAATGTAGCAAAACCAAACAAACAATGAATAAAACGTAAGTGTTAAAATCAACCCATTAAAAGAGGCGATAAGGCTTTATTTATGGCGAAATGAAAAAGAAAGAAAATAATCTGCAAACCGCATGATAAACGTGGCGAAAATTATCATTTGCAGATTATCTGATGAATCAAAATAAGGTCAGAAATAAGATCAACACGCGATGGTTATCCATTCTTTGCCACGAACATCATTATAACGGTCGGTTTGTGCTCGAGTGGCATGCCCTAATAAAGCTTGCGTATCGATACCCTGTTTTCGATATAAACGTTCTGATAATGAACGTTGTTCATGAAAGGAAGCTGGCATTCCTTCACCCCAATCAATATCAGTTTTATTTCTTGCTTTGGTGAAATTCGTTGTCATCGTATTTGCTGTGACTGGGCCTCCTCGTTGCCCTTGCGATGTACTCCGAAAATAGTGAATTAAATAGTGGCTCACTACGCGATCACGACAGCGGTCAATGATTTCTTTAAGTGAAACATTAATGGCTTGATTGCGCAAAGAAAGGGGAATGGCCACTTTAGCGCCCGTTTTTCCTTGAACAACATGCAAGTGGTCATCCCAAATATCTTGAAAACGCATTCGAGAGATATCACTAATACGTTGACCTGTTACGAGAGCAAGGAGCATCGCATTACCCATATAACGGTGTTGTTTGTCCGCTAAATCATAAATCTGATGCCATTCATCTAAAGTCAATCTTTGACGTTTTATCCGAGTTTTTGGCCTTTTAGTTGCCAATGCGGGGTTATAACCTGGTGGAACTTCACCCGCATGTTGTGCTTCTTTAAAAATATCACTAAAAACGGATCTGACTACCTGTGCCATACGCGATTGTCCCGCCGTTTTATACTCGTCGAGAATACTGACCAAATCTCGAGTGCCCACTTTGGCTAATGGGAGTAAAGCTAATTTTTGGCGCATAAGGGCGATGGGTTTTTTCTTTTGCCGATAGGTGGCCAGTTGTATCTCTCCTTGATCTAAGCGTTCTTTTTGGATGTTCCAATAACGATCTAACCATGTGGCAACCGTAATCGACTCATCTTTGTCAGTTGCAATGCGATCACTGATGGCTAAAATTTGACGCGTTCTTTGCTCTGCAATACGGCTATTTGCTTCGATGGCGATTAGTCGCGCTTGAGTTTCATCAGCGCCCAAGGAATGAAATTTACCCGTTATAGGGTGACGATATCGCCAATATATTTTTCGCATTCTTGGGTGATACGTTGTATATAAATTGGGGATATCAATGTTTTTCTCACGAGGTCGTCCGATCATCTTTTAGTATCTTCCTTAATATTGGATCATCAAAGATATTGATTGAAGGGATAGCTAACATGCCGACTAAATCTGCATCTTCTCTCACTCGCCACATGCCACCTTCTTTCCTTGCAGGTGGGCAGAAAAAACCTAATCGTGCATAGCGACTTAATGTGGTGAGAGACGGTGGACGACTTTTGTATCGTTTCTCAGCCCATTCTTTTAATGTTAATACTTGCATTATTCTTTCCTTATATTATTAAAAATGAATTAATAATGATTATTCCTTTATTTTAAATAAATTAATGCTGTATTTATTTGATGGCTAATTAATACGTAATTATATTTTTAGTCTTTTATTTCCTTATCGTTTAAATGAGTGGGTGTTTGTTACTTGTGATTAATTGTACTCTATGTTTCTTTATAGGCAATAACACTGTGAGGGGAAGTACATATTGAGCTGAAGTGATCCAGCTCAATAAATTAAACTAAATAAGTTAAAGTGTTTGAATAATTTGTATCACATAACCAATGATTTGATAATCATGAGTTAATAATATAGGCGTAAAGGCGGCATTTAATGAAACCAAATAAAGATGAGGTGGTTCTGATATTAATTTCTTAATTACCACATCATGGGTAATACTATGTTTCGCGATGATTATCTTTCCATATAATTCAATATTATTTTTAAATTCCGGCTCAATAATAATCGTTGAACCCTTTGGTATGGAGGGGAGTGAGTAAGGGTTAGTCATTGATTCACCTTGATACACAAGCCCGTAAGCCTGCTCAGAAACAGGTACTGTCGCATAACACCAAGTTTGAATATCACTCAACCTTAATGTTTCATAACGTGTTTTCCAATCAAGGGTTTGCTCTAGTGTGATAATGGGAATTTGACGAATATTCATTGTCTTACGTGTGATTATTAACGCATCAGCATCGGATGATGTTCCACCATAAAGTAACCATTCAGGTGAAACTTCAAGAACTTTAGCCAGTATTTGTAAGTTTTCCCCGTCTGGTTCAGTGACTTGGGTTTCCCATTTTGTAATAGAAACTCGGCTGACACTTAACATCTTTGCTAATGACTCTTGTGTTAAGGCTAATTGCAATCGACGCTCTCTAATTCGGGTATGCATTTTGTTTCTCATGTAATTCCCATTTCCTTTTATTTAAGTAAAAATGATTTGCGTGTCCATTCTCTATTTATTAATTTTAATAGCGTAATCGATAACTGATTAATTTAATCTATAAAGATGTTATTTAAATTAATCCTATTAATTTAACTCACGATAGTTTCAATGGTAATAACGGATTAGATCTTTTCGTTAAGTGTGCTAATTAAAAGTAATGCAACGGAATATTTTACAAAACAAAAGTGGAATTACCATCTTTTGTTATTTTTTCAATTAAATTATTTTTAATTTGATGCACATCTTTTTTTTAAAAGAATGGTAGAAAAAGGAATTCACATGAAATTATTAATGGAAAAAACACGTCCTCAGATAGTCATACCTGAATTAGCAGTTCAAATTGGGTTATACGAAGCAATTGTTTTGCAACAATTACATTATTGGATAACAGAAACAATATCGGGTGTTGAATATGAAGGACGGCGATGGATCTACAATACATTACCTGATTGGCATTTACAGTTTCCCTACTTATCGCTATCAACACTAAAACGCGTCTTTACTCATCTTCGAACGGCTGGATTGATTGAAGTGAGACAGCTCAACAAACACCTTCATGATCGTACTAACTTTTATAGTATTAATTATCAGCATAAAATTTTGAAAACGGAAGATGAAGAGCAAAATACGAATGAAGAAGGTAGTGATAATGAAACGAAAATACGCACATTCGATGGTGCCAAACAGGAACAATGGAAGGGATGCAAAAGTCAGCCTCAGAACGGTTCAAATAGGGCTCTTCTTACAGAGAATACAACAAAGATTACTACAAAGAGTAACCTTAAAAGATCTTGTTCAGATTGCTCATCGTCAAATCGTGAACGGCCTGAAATAGACATTATTCGCTATTTTAATAAAACAACTCACTCCCATTATCGAGAATGTCAAACCACATTGGGCTATGTCCGAGCTAGGTTGGCTGATGGTTTCCAAGTCGATGAATTGATCTTAATTACCGATTACCTAACAGCAAAATGGCTCAACGATAATAAAATGCAGGATTATTTAAGACCTAAAACCCTGTTCCATAAAAACAATTGTGCAGAGTATCTTGATAAAGCGAAAAAGTGGCAATTAAAAGGACGACCCACTTATCAAAATGGGCGGTGCTTAAAGGAGGGCGAAATCCCTATTGAAATCGATTGTGTTGAAAGAGATAACACATTTAGTCTGTTATTTAGTTCAGCATGGAAGCCTAAAACAGCTCTTCAGATCCTCGCGAAAAAAATCGCCTTACAACGTGGTTTAGGGCGAATGCATATTCATAATGCTAAAGTGCTTTGGAAAGAAATTTGGTATCAGTCCGCACAGTTAATTGCGCGTTCAACATATCACAATAGTATTAGATAAAGGTATTTGCGACATGAGAGATATACAGCAAGTATTAGAACGATGGGGTGCTTGGGCATCTGATGTACAAAGTGGTGTGGATTATTCTCATATTGCTGCGGGCTTTAAAGGGATATTACCTTATCAATCATCATCTCGTATCAGTTGTTGCGATGATGATGGATTGATCATTGATTCTGCTATCGCTCGCCTAAAACAACTGAGAAAAGAAGAAGAGGTGAATGCACTTATATTACATTATATTTATCAGCATCCTAAAAGAAGTATTGCGAGGCGTTGGAAAATAAGTGAAAGCCGAGTTCGCCAAATTATACAAGTTGCAGAGGGTTTTGTTGAAGGAGGGCTGGCAATGTTAGAAATATGTTTAGAGATGGATCATGAAGTTTATTGTTATAAGAAAACAAATTAAATAAAAAAGTATTAACGCGCTACGCAAATTAGCTGTTAATCTAATAAAAATAAAGATATTTACCTGGCTTATAATTTATCTAAAAGGGTAATATTAAATAATGAAACATCAAATACTACTTTAATTAATGTTTATATAGCCTAATCTTGTTAAGTAATGCTTAATTTTTAAGGTTTGAATTTTTATGATATAAACTTACATCTTCATTTTAAATGTTAGAGTTATTATGATCCCTAAAAGACTAAAAACGGCAAGAGCAAGAGTTGAATTAACTCAAGAGGAGTTGGGGATTTTAGCTGGGATAGATGAGGAGTCAGCTAAAATTAGAGTTTGCCAATATGAGTCAGGCACACATCGTCCTAATTTTGAAACTATTTGCCGATTTGCCAAAATATTGAAAGTACCAGAAAATTATTTTTACACTTTAAATGATGAATTCGCAGAAGAGCTAATTTTTATTTATAATGAAAAATATAATCCACTATAAAATTCGTTTTAAAAAAGTGCTATACACGTTTTTTAAATTTATGATATAAAATAAATGAATTACTAAAATAAAAATACTATTTTTAAAGAAATTGCTATTTGCTTAATGATTGGGAGGTGGGGCAGAATAGATAAAATAAATATCTTATTAATTTAAAAATTATTGGTTATAGCTATGGTTCATCTTAGATTAAGATATGCCCGTAAAATGGCAAAATTAACTCAGGCAAGATTAGGTATACTGGCAGGAATAAATATAGATCATGCGCGTTCAAGAGTCTGTCAGTATGAATTAGGGGTTCATAGACCAACTTTTGAAATGGTATGTAAGTTTGCCAAAATACTTAATTTACCTGAATGTTATTTTTATACTGTTAATGAATATTTAGCAGAGGATATAATGAAATTATATCGTGAAAAATATAATAAGTAGTAAATCTACAGTTTATGTTTATCGTTTGATTTTTGCTCTCTCGTTTTGCGAACAATTTGATTTCCATGTTCATCAAAATAACGCTCAGGCCATATTGTTGATGGGGGCAAATTAAGTTCTTGAGCGATAAGTTGTTCTCCTTTAGGCCATGGACGGGACAATGCATTAGACAGAGTTGATGAGCTTAAGCCTGCGGCTCTGGAAATCTCTGCTAACGTTGTCCCTTTTTTCTTTAATGATGCGATAATATCTGCTGCATGCCAATTTTTATTAATCATATACTTTCCTGTATGATTTGTTAGTTTAATTTAAAAATTTTAATGTGTAGTTATTTCCAAACAAATTCATTTTAAATAAATTAATTTTTTATATCAAATAGAATAAATCTTATTTTTAAATGTAGTAGATTAGTATTTCTATTTATAAAAATATCTTAAATATATAAATTAATATTTTTGTTTTTATAATTATCAATAAAGTTATTTATTTAAAAATAATCTGACAAAAGAACTTGCTGTTTATAGGATGAAGAGTTACACCTTTAGATATATTATTTGTTTAAAATAAAGGTGTAAAATATCATGATAAAACAGAGTGATATGACTATTCAGGCATATGATATATTAGAAATAATATCACAAAGTACGTGTAAGAATATAATAGAAATCGTAAGTGAATCTAAACTCAGTTATGAAAGTTGTGAGTTTTTACTCACTCAATTAGAAATGGCGGAATTAATTTTAAAACAAGATGATTTTTATAAGCGAACAAGTAAAAGAATTGATTAAATACTTTATATTATAATAAAAGGTATCAGTTTGTATTTTTCTTGCATAAAAGATGAATTTGCACTTGATAAACCGCAGATAAAGATAAGATTGAATAATTATTTTATAAATAAAAATTCAAGATAAAGCCTTTCGATTAATTGACGATATACATAATGACTTATCTTAAATGAGAGATTAAATTTGTGAAAAAAATCTTATTATTATCACTACTGTTTAGTTCTTCTGTTTTTGCACAAAATGTCGATGTGGGGCAAGTATGTAAAGCTTCTGCGGCAACCATGTTTGGTCGAGATCATAAGATTATGCAATTAGATACTATTGAAAACGGTATTGCTTATGTTCATTACATTCGTTCAGTTGATAACAGTCGCTGGGCTATAAAATGCAAGCTAAACGGTGAAAAGGTAATTTGGGCATCAAATAATGCTGATAGTATTGGTCGATGGAGGAATGATCCTTTAGATAGTATTGTGAAATATTCTGTAAATGGTGGGGATATCACGATTTCTGAAATTTATAGTGATGGTTCTAAAACGGAAAAAACATATCCAATAAAAGAGCTATAAATTACCACTGGTTTTTGAACTCTTTTATATTAAATATAAATACAAGTCAGAAGTTTGATAATTTCTGGCTTTTTTGTTGCCTCAATAAAGGATATAGATGCAATTATATAATAATGACGCATTGGTTGTGCTAAAAGTGTTACCAGAGAATTGTATTGATTTGATAGTGACAGATCCCCCTTATTTTCGGGTTAAATCTTGTGCATGGGATAATCAGTGGGCAAATGAAGCTGAATACTTAGCGTGGCTAGATGACGTATTAACTGAGTTTTGGCGAGTATTGAAACCGAATGGAAGCTTGTATTTATTTTGTGGCTCTAAGCTTGCCTCTGATACTGAATTATTAGTAAAAGGGCGATTTAATATGTTAAGTCATATTATTTGGGCTAAACCTTCAGGCCCTTGGCGACGCCAGAATAAAGAAAGCCTGCGTACGTTTTTTCCTTCGACAGAACGAATATTGTTTGCGGAACATTATCAAAGACCAGTACAAGCAAAAGGAGCTGAGTTTGTTATAAAGTGTCGTGAACTCAAGCAACGAGTATTTAAACCTCTTATGGATTATTTTATCGATGCACGATCAGCATTACAGGTTAGCGTTAAACAAATAAATAAAGTTACAGGGAAGAAAATGGCTAATCACTGGTTTGGTCGCAGTCAGTGGCAATTACCATTAAAGGATGACTATCAAAAGTTACAAATATTATTTTCACAACGAGCTACGCATATTGATCAGTTATCACCCTTATTACGTACCTATGATGATTTGCTGTCAGAATATAAAATTTCTCAGATACGTTATCAAACATTGGTTGAAGAACACGGATTATTGAAGTGTCCTTTTTTTGTTACAGCTGATGTTTCTTACACTGATGTATGGACATATCCTCCAGTGCAATATTATCCTGGGAAACATCCTTGTGAGAAACCATCAGATATGATGGAACATATTATTCGTTCTAGCAGTCGTGAAGGGGACTTAGTGGCCGATTTCTTTATGGGATCAGGGGCAACGATAAAGGCGGGATTAAAGTTAAATAGAAATGTGTTGGGAGTGGAGTTAGAGAAGGAGAGATTTGAGGTGACAAAAGAGGAGATAAATAATTATTTAAGAAATACATAAAATATAAATAACTTCTTAATAAGAGTTATTCCTCTTAAGTATAATTTAAATATTTTTAATTTTAATAACGCAATAAAACAATTGAATATTATTCAGTTGTTTATATAGTAAGTAATATTTTATTGTTAAACTATTCTTAATTAAATGGACTTTCAGGTTTTATTTATTAGATGTCTATTAAATGATGGATTATGGTTTTCTATAAATGGAGATGTATAAATTGGCAAATATTATTTATTTAAAGTTAAATGGAAATAATCAAGGTTTAATTTCAAAAGGGTGTTCTACATTTGATTCTATTGGTAATAAATATCAATCTGGTCATGAAGATGAAATTTTAGTTTATGAATTCTCATCAAATCTTTCAATGCATCAAAATGTAAGCTTTCAACCTATAGATATACGTAAGACAATCGATAAGGCATCCCCATTATTATCTCAATCATTAGTCTCTAATGAGTTATTAACATGTGAATTTTTCTTTTATAGAACATCAGGTAATAGTGGATTGGAGTTATATTACAAAATAAAATTAACAGATGCTTCAATAGTAAATATCAGTTGTTTCTATCCTAATTCTATAACACATAATGAAGTTCAACCCGAAGAGTCATTATCAATACGGTTTAAGTCAATAACATGGGAACATGTAACCGCAGGAACAAGTTCTTATAGTATTTGGGATGAAAGGATATTTTAATGTTTTTTAGTTTTGAAGAAAAATTTGAAAGATATGCTAATGATATTAAAAGGTTATCCGAAATATCCGCAAGATACCTACTTACAGATGATTACTGTAAACAAGGATATAGAAGTGAAATAGCAGAAGTTGTAAGGTTAATTCGAGCTGATTTTTATCGTGCATTATATAACCACAGAGAAAGATATAATCGAGTTGAAGGTTTTAGAGATACAGTAAAAGAGACATTTGGAGTTGGTTCTACGCCAGAAATAATGCAGTATCTCAATGAAATAGAAACTGAGTATGAAACTGAAATGTCTGCTTATTCTCAATTAAGAAAACAGAGTAAAGAACTCTATGAACTAACTAAAACTTTTTCTGGAACGGGATGGTATTTTTACCTTAAAGGTAGTCAAACTATTATAGGAGGAGGAATACAAAGTGCTTTTGGATATTTAAGCTTTAAGATAGGCCGTAAAATTAGAAATAAAGAAATGCAAGGTGCAGGAATTATTGGTTTATCACTCGGTGGCGGTAAGTTTTTTGAAGGTGTATCAGATTTAGTGTATGAATTTACTGATGGCGATATTAACTTTGGAGGGGATCCCGTTAAAGAGAGAATTCAGAAAGGATTTGAATTTTTGGGTTTGAATGAGAGTCATGGTGAGATAGGCTATGATGTTATTGATATGACTGTTAGCGTATATAATGGATTCGCTGCTTTTGCTAAATATGACTCACCTAATCGTATTATTCATTTACCTGTCACCATGGGTGGAAGAACTTATAGAGCAACACATTTTGATAGATTATTTACCAGTAAAGGTACTCGCTTATTTCGTTGGAGTTCATTAGATTTTAAGCGAAAATTTAGCGTTCATAGCAATCCACTATTACTCACTACCTTAGGCTATAATATGGGAAAATTTATTCTAATATTAAAAAAATATAATAACGAAGATTCATCTAATGAAAATACTCATTAAGTTAGATTAATGTTCTAATTAAAAAATAGATCATTTTTTCATTATATAGGTCATTATTGCAATTCTCTTTACTCTAAAGAATAAAATTAGTGATATTTTATTATTAATACAATCATAGATAGTAATTACTAAACTCATGGTAAAGTAAATAAAAACTAAAACTAAGAATGAATAGAATAGATGAGGTGTGGTTCCTAATGTGATTATACAAATGAAAACTATAGTAAGTGAAATAAATAATCCTTCAAATAAGATACGATCAAAGATAAATGTGTCAAAAAACCATTTTTTGAAACTATCTTCTTTATTGGTTTGGTTGTTATAGGTTTGATTTATTTTTTTTACATCCTTGTCCGATAAGTTTTTAATTATTTTATCTATATCGAATTTTTTCATTATATTTTATCTCTAATTTTTATTTTTCTAATGATAACATAATTAAATATTAAATTGAATTATAAGATTCAATTATATTTATGAAATGATACTTTTTAATAAAAAGGATCTTAAGTGCAATTAAAACGGAAAGCAATTGTATTAAGTAGCACCAGTGCCGTTACTATAGCCTTAACTCTTATTAGTTATTTAGAAGGAATAAAATACAAATCCTATTATGATATTGCGGGTGTTCTGACGGTTTGTTACGGCCATACTGGCAATGACATCATTCAGAATAGGCTATACACACAGCAAGAATGTGATGCTTTATTACAAAAAGATTTTATTAAAATACAACGACAAGTCGATGTTTTAGTTAAAGTATCTCTCGATAATCACACTAAAGCCTCTTTATATTCTTTTGCTTATAATGTTGGAATAACCTCATTTTCACATTCTACTTTACTCAAGAAATTAAACGAAGGTGATCAATATGGCGCTTGTGAAGAAATGAAACGCTGGATTTATGCTGGTGGAAAAGTATGGAAAGGCTTAATTAATCGCCGTGAAATGGAATCTGCTTTATGCCATGGAAATCTTTAATTATTATTTTGTGTTTTATTATTACTCTTTTTCTTATTGTTATCTTCAGTTTTTATCTTTCCATTGATCCTTCTTGTTCTAATGATAAATCGAGTTTAGTTAAACGCTGTCAACGCGCTATTTCTCATCATAGGTATTAATCAATAATGAATTGGAAGTTTTATATCGCGACTATGGCGATAGTTATTATTGCTGGTGGTTATATGGTGATAAATGAGCAATCAAAAAAACTCAATAGATTAAACAATGCTAACAAGGAATTAGACAGTCGTTTAAAAGAACTAGTGAATATAAATCACGATTATCAAAAACGGGTAACTCTATTAAATCAACTCGATATTAAACATACTCAGGAATTAGTTAATGCGAAAAAAAAAATTGATGAGTTGCGTATTTTGGCTGAGCGTAATCCTAAGCGGGTGTATATCAGAGCCGAGTGCTCCTCCCGTATCACCACAAATTCTTCCTCCAGCATGGATGATGCAATTCCCACCAGACCTACTGACACCGCTCTCCGAAATTATTGGCTACTTAGAGAACGAATTGCCGAGTCGGAAAGAATGATTAAGGGATTGCAGGAGTATATAAGATATGAGTGTTCACAATAATTAAAAATATTCAAATAAATTACAAAAATAAGTTGAATAATAAAGGAAGCTATGAGTAATGTTAAATAGAAATAAATACTTTTACAATGCGTGGTCAAAATCAGGTAATTATGCATTACAGAGTGTTAGTATCATCGAATATTAATCAGGCATGAGGTTATATATGGGAAATTACGGTAAAGCAGCAGTACAGACTGTATTGAATTATGATGATAAAGTGAATTTACGTGAGCAATGGACGAATGCGATATCAAAAGAAACAACTAGTAAATCATCAATTAATAAAGGATGCCCTAAAGGTGCATTTCTTGGTTTATGTGAGCTTGGTTTAGTGAAGAACATCCCATCAAATAATTATAAAGCGGGTATAGCTAATAAACACCATGCGAAAGAACTTTTAGCATTAGCAATAGAGAACCCAAATATAACAGCCATCGAATGTTTTCGGTTATATCAAAAAAACAATGATGATTTACCTAAAAATCATAATGGGCAAGCCGATGTGGTTATTAGCCTTTTAGAAGCAAACCTTATTAAATAATAAATTAGATTGAAGAACAGTTAATTAAAAAGGTACTCCCAATAGCCTCCCTTCCCGCGGGGCGGGGGCTTCGCGGAAAACGTCAAATTTTTGTATTTTATTTCAGCATCACCACTACTTAATTAACTTATTGATTTTTAAATATACAAACAATAAATACTGATGTCTGTGAACGTTTTTTGTTCATCATCAGATTGATAGCACATGATTTTCCACAGGGACTTTTCCTTAATATCCATAAGAATGTGATGTAGTAACTTGTATTTATTATATTCTGTACGTATATCATAATTTATTATTCACAAATGGAATTCTCATAATGAAACTTGAAAATAAATTAATGTTACGTGTTTTTGGTGCAAGTAAGCGTGGTAAAACACAAACACTAATTCAATTGATTAGAAAATTAAAATCAGATAAAAGCTATACTGTTCGTTTAGAACCAAAAGAAAACCCTTTAGCTAAAAATGATGAAATAGCTATTTTTGAGAAAGATGGTTTAAAAATAGGGATATCTACAGGTGGTGATAACGAAAAAATTATAAGAAAAGCAGTGGAAGAGTTAATTGAAGAAAACTGTAATTTTATAATTTCTGCAACAAGAACTAGAGGTCAGACAAAAAAAGAACTTTATAAACTGGTCAATGAACATGAATATCAAAAACAGTGGTTCAAGAAAAATACAAATATAGATTATTGGTGTAATAAATGGCCTCATAAAGGTGAAGATTTTGACAAAAGAAAAGCCGAATATTTCAATAAATTAAACGAAACAGATGCTCAATTTCTTTTTGACTATATTGATTCCCTAACAAAATAAAGTTAAATACCACTATGAACACCCGCTTAACGCGGGTTTTTTATTCACTATTTACATGCAATGATGGTTCAAAAACTCAAACAGCTAACACTCAATATTAGTCAGATAGCTGCATTATCAGGAATACATCGACAGACCGTTTCATCACGCCTTAAAAATCTCACGCCCGTTAATACCAATAACTCAAACCTCAAACTTTATGCACTTAGCGATATTTTAGCTGAAACAATGAAAGCTCCTGCATCGATTGATAGTCAAGACATGCAACCTCAAGATCGCAAAGCGTGGTATCAATCAGAACGAGAACGATTGAAATTCGAGCAAGAAATAGGGGTGTTATTACCTGCTTCTGATGTTGCTCGTGAATATGCGGCTTTAGCGAAAGCCATGATACAGGTGTTAGAGACGTTACCAGATATATTAGAGCGCGATTGTGCATTAACGCCTTCGGCGGTTTTTCAAATACAAGCGGTGATTGATGACCTACGTGATCAAATAGCGATAAAAGTGCTAGCAGACGATGAGCTTAAGGAGGATTAAAAGGAGGAGAAATGGGTAAACCAATATCTGCCTCTTTATTACGTAAAAATGTGGCTCAACTCATTAAAGCACCGAGGCGAATGCCAGTTGCGGATGCCGTGGCAAAATATATGCGAGTGCCTGTGGGAGCGGGTAACTCTGTTCCTTGGGATCCCGCCGTATCCCCTTATATTGTTGAACCCATGAATTGTTTATCGTCACGGCTCTATGATGCAGTGATATTTGTGGGGCCTGCGAGAACAGGAAAGACCGTTGGGTTAATTGATGGGTGGGTGATTTACAATATTGTGTGTGATCCGTCGGATATGTTGCTGGTACAAATGACGCAAGATAAAGCACAAGAGCACAGCAAAAAACGGCTTTCTCGTACCTTCCGTTGCAGTCCTGAAGTCAGTAAGCAACTCAGTCCTCGTCGTAACGATAATAACGTATTTGATAAATACTTTTTATCGGGCAGTTTTTTAAAAATGGGGTGGCCATCGATTAACGTGATGTCCTCTTCGGACTTTAAATGTGTGGCGCTTACCGATTATGACCGTTTTCCCGAAGATATCGATGGTGAAGGAGATGGTTTTTCTTTAGCCTCAAAACGGACAACCACCTTTATGTCAGCGGGTATGACGCTGGTGGAAAGCTCAGCTATTGAATCACGCAAACAAGCCGATGCTTTTTTAGAGCAAGCTCAAAGTGTTGGGCAAACGAGAGATGCACTCGAACAACTCACTGAGGTTTTAAATAAATCCACAAAGGCTTATGACAAGCTCAAAATTACAGGTGAGCAGTTTGCCGAAATTCAAAATGTCACTCAATCAAGAATAAAGGCGATACAAGATCAACAAGATGCGAATACTGAAAAATACTACAAACAAATCGAAGCCGTTAAAGGATTATCAGGTAGTGCATCAGCATTAAGAGCGATTCAGGCTCAGTTAAACCAAGAAGTGAAGAAAGGCACTATCCATCAGCGCGATTATCAGGTGCTTATTTCTGCTATTACTTCAGAGTCAATGAAGTTACGCCGAGAAGAAGAGTCTCTAACACAACAAAAAACACGGTTTATTCAGCGACTAAAAGAACAGGTTGCCACTCAAAATTTAAGTCGCGAGCAAATGTTGCGTTATCAAGCCTCTCAACTTGGTGTCAGTTCTTCAGCCGAGATCTATATTCGTCGCTTATCTGAATCGAACAAAGAAACTAAAGAGTTTGATAAAAACAGCAAGTCATTAGCTAGCCGTCTTCAGAGTATTGCCAATTCCTTTAATATGGGCTCACTGGTTCGCGGTGGTATTTGGGGAGGAATTACTGCAGGTCTAACGGGTGTTGCAAAATTAGCCTATGATGCAGAAAGAGAGTTTTCTCAATTTAATAAGCAGTTGATCTTAACAGGTAACTACGCCAATAAATCTGCTAGCCAATTAAATGAAATGTCGCGAACCCTTGCGGGTGGCGGTATTACGCGTGGTGAAATGGCATCATCCATTTCGAGTGTTGTCGGTACAGGCGTATTTTCAAATAATGAGATTTCCCGTGTTTCAAAAGCGGTCGCACAGATGAATTACATCACAGGGCAGGCGATTGATACCACGATTGATCAGTTTAAACGCTTGCAAGATGAACCACTTCAAATGTCGCTTGAATTAGAAAAAGCGAACCACCACCTCACAGCATCCCAATTAGAGCAAATCAGAACACTCGAATTACAAGGTAATAAAACCGAAGCCGCTAAGCTGGCGATTGATGCTTATGCGCAATCTATTAATGATGGCGCTAATGATATTGTTGAAAATCTTGGATACTTAGAGTCAGCATGGCTAGGGATAAAAAATACAGCGAAAAAAGGCTGGGATGCCATGCTCAATATTGGGCGTACAGAGACATTAAACGATCAAATTAGAGAGCAAGAGTCATTATTAAAGAGTCTCAGTAATATTGCTATCACTCCTCAATATCGTCTTGATGAAATCAAAGCAAAAATCGCCACTTTAAAAGAGCAAGTGGGCGATATCGATCTTAAAAATGCACAAAAACAAGCAGAAGTGGTGGCAAATCAATTAGAAGTGAACCAAATCAGGTTACAAGAAAAATGGCGAAGTTTTTATAGTTGGGAAACACAACGGCTAAAGAAATTAGCTGAATTAGAAAAAGAGAAACATGCCTTAACCAAAGAGCAGTATGAAGAAGCTAAAGCGATGATCAATTACCGATTAAGAGATCGGCAAATACCAGGAAGAGGACGAGAAAGTGGAAATCGCGTCTCTGCTGGAAGACGCGAAGAAGAGAACGCTTCGCGTGATTTATTCACATTACAAGCCCAGCTTGATGTACTTAGAAAACATCACAATACGTATCAACAAATTAGCCAACAACGTAAAGACTTACAAAAACAACAAGCGCAATTTACCCTCTTAGAACAAGCCTCTCAGTCTCGACAATTAACGGTAACTGAAAAATCATTATTAGCTCACAAAGATAATATCCTCTCACAAAAAGAAAAATTAGCATTAATTGGCGATGAAATCGTATTACAGCAACGCTTAAACAAGATGCAAGCGCAAGCTGAAAAATATCTCACTCAACAAATTAAAAAACGTCAAGCAATAGAGGCAAATGCAGGACTTTCTCGCCAAGAAATTCAACGAAATAATCAGCGCGAGCAATTATTAGCAGACAATAAAGATAATCCTCAATTATCCATGATGATCGCAGAGCAACAAAAAACATTTGAAGCGGAGGACAATCAACGAAACAACTGGTTAGCAGGGGCGAAAAGTGCGTGGGCTGATTATCGTGAGACGGCATTAGATGTTAACACACAAGTTAAAAATGCCACATCAATGGCATTAGACGGATTTAGTAGCCAGTTAACAGATGTATTAGTAGAAAGAGAAGCTGACTTTAAAGCATTCACTAAATCGATATTTAAAATGATCACGAATATCTTAGTTAAAATGGCTTTAATAAAAGGTCTAGAAGCCTTCGGTTTTGGTGGTTTTAGTGCACCTGTCGCCAATGCGAAAGGAGGTGTTTATTCCTCATCAAGCCTTAGCCGTTATAGTGGACACATCGTCAATCGGCCTACATTGTTTGCCTTTGCTAAAGGCGCAGGAGTGATGGGGGAAGCTGGGCCTGAAGGTATTTTTCCTCTTCGCCGAGGGATTGATGGCAAATTAGGTGTTATTGCTAAAATACCGAATCAAGGTGCAGGATTCACTCAAATCAATAATGTCACTATTCAAAATGAAAGCAGTCATGGGCAAATTAGCCCTCATGTGCTGAAAAAAATCTATGAGATAAGCAAGCGAGGGGCTCAAGATTATATTTTAAGTCAGCGCCGTGATGGTGGTGGAATGTAGGATATATATGGACGTTTTTAAATGGAAAGTGAAGCCTGATATGACCAAAGTATCTGAACCTAGAGTGAAATCGGTAAAACTGGGGGAGGGTTATGAACAACGACGACCTGACGGATTAAATTCTAATACAGTCAAATATAATGTCACATTTCTATCAACACATGCTGAATCACAAGAAATCGATCGTTTTTTAGCAAAACATCAAGGTGTTAAAGCCTTTCTTTGGCAACCTCCATACCAAGCTGACTATATCAAGGTGATTTGCCGTAAATGGTCAGAACAAGTCAAACTAATGCGCAGTGAAATTGAAGCTGAATTTGAACAAGTGGTAAATTAATAAAATTAATTATTACTGTGTAATCAGTCTGAAAATAAAGAATAGAAGAGGAAAATGATTTTTTTGTCTCTGATACATGTATAGAGTATGCTTACATTTTTCTTTTATAGCGAGATTAGTGTGGGAGAATTAATAATGTCGAAATTCACTTTAGAGGGTAATGAAGATTTACCTGCTGTGTTTGGTGGCTATTTAGTGATTTTAAAAGACAATAAAGAGCTTGCGGTTGTGAGTGTACCTTCATTCAATTTACTTGCTGATAGATATAGAGATAGTGTCATTGAAAATGATGATTCATTTGAAGATGATGAGGGTAACGAATATATGATAAATATTTATTCTTCAAATACAGGTATCGATTGGAATTTAGAAATTGGATCACAGAATGAGGAGATATTAAACCATATAAAAGTGGAGTATCAACCCAATGACTACTAACAATCCATTTTATAATATATTTCGAACAGGGATTGAAAATATAAGAAATCAAAGCAAAGATCCTTTCCATAATAAATTATATTATTCCAATGTGATCAGCTTAATGGAACAGTATTTATCAGGCTTATTTATCAATGAGATTACAAAAAATAGAAAATATCTGATTAAATTATCTTCTCATGGGAAATTTAATGCCGATAACCTACCGTTAGTTAAAGCAATAAATCTATCAATGAATGATATTGATAATATTCTTATTGATAAGATGAAAAATTTAGTCTGGCATCGCTTAAATGATATAGAAGGATACTTTAAACATGTTTTTAATATCAAGTTTAACATCAGTAGAGAATTACTTTCTTTATTAGAAACGAGACATGATCTTATTCATAGGAATGGGTTTAATATGGATGGTCAAGAAACACAAATCACAGAAGATAAACTAGTAAATTGTATTAAGGTTGTTGAAGATTTTATAAATGATATTGATAAAAAGTATAATTCCTTTCTTAACTCTCATTAATAAATAATTATTGTATTTAAATACTCACTTTTTATTAATTTAAGCTAGTATAAAATCTCATTATTAATATAAGCTAAACTAGTGTATTCTATAGTTACTATGATTTCTTTTATTCTGGAGAATTTATGCGAATTTTCGGTGCCATATTAATAGCCTTGGGATTATTGGCTATTATCTATGCATTAAATATGAGTGTAACAGTAAGAGTTTCATCAGGTTATGGTGAAGTAAATAATATGGGATTAATTGCAAGTAAAAATAATACCCTGATGTTAGGATGTTTTATCACATTAATGGGTTTTATTTCATATTGCACAGCTATTATAAAAGAAACTATCGAAAAGAGTGTTCTAGGTAGCTTTATTCATAACAATAATAAAGTTGAGATAATAGGAAGTAAAAAATCTGAGGGTACTGAAGATAAAGAAGAATATGGAGCACCTGAAAAGGTTGATATAAAATCTTTATTAATACCTAAAAAAGATGGTTTTATGATTGATGATGAGTCAATTGCAAAACTTGCACTAAGTATTATTCAGCATAATCCTGATGTGAAAAAGGAAAATTTATTTCTACATTGCGAGGAGTTAATAAATAATATTGAATCCTCTTTACCTTCTGAAGTACGAATAACATTTATGCGACGTATAAAGTATTGGTTAGAAAATTAAAAAAATATTGTGATATTGACCCGCTTCGGCGGGTTTTTTATTGGAGCTAATATGGAACATATTCCTCCTGAAATGCGAATTAGTGTTACCGAACTCTCCTCCACTGATGCTTCGCTTGAGCTTTACGAATTTGATTTAACTAAAATAGGCGGTATTCGGTACCGCTTTTTTGATGGACTCAATCAACGTAAAGAGCCGTTAATCTGGCAAGGAAACACCTATGAACCTTACCCCGTGAAAGGCGAAGGATTTTCTTTTAATGGCAAAGGCCCCTCAGGGCGACCCACTATTACATTGTCGAATTTATTTGGGCTGATTACGGGGATTGCCAGTCAGCTAGATAGTGCAATCGGTGGGCTGGTGGTACGTCGCATTGTCAGTACTCAATTTTTAGATGCGGTAAATTTTCCTCATGGCAATCCTAATGCCGACCCGTCACAAGAAATTGTGACACGTTGGATCATTGAGCAGATGACCAGTTTAAATTCAGTAACAGCTACCTTTATGTTGGCGACACCCAGTGAAACAGACGGATTGATGCTTCCTGGTCGCGTGATTTTGTCGGATATCTGTCCTTGGGGGTATCGTTCTGAAGAGTGCGGATATAAAGGGCCTCCTGTTGCCGATGAATGGGGAAAGCCAACCACCGATCCGTTAAAAGATAAATGCGGTAAACGTCTTAGTGATTGTAAGTTACGAAAAAACGAGTCGCGTATAGGTGCGTTTGTTTCTACTTCCCGTATTGGTAATAGTTAATTCCTTCCTAAGGTATTTCTTATGATTGAACAAACAATTTTGGCGCAGGCAAAAGAGCAAGCGCCCTTAGAGGCATGTGGCTTATTGATAAGTACCGCACAGGGTGAGCAGTATTTACCTTGCGTTAATCAGCACGCTGATCCGAAAAACCATTTCACGATTTCTTTTGATGATTTTATTCGCGCCGAACAGCAGGGCGAGGTGATCGCGGTTGTACATAGTCACCCTGACGGCCAACAGTACCTCAGTACATTAGACCGACAACTGCAGGTGAACAGCGCATTGCCGTGGTGGGTGGTCTGTGATGAAAAAATTCATCGCTATCAGCCGGTGCCTCATCTGTTAGGTCGCCAATTTGTTCATGGCTCAACAGATTGTTATGGGTTGTTTCGTGATGCTTACCATTTGGCAGGGCATGAATTGCCTGACTTTGAGCGACATGATAATTGGTGGCGCCAAGGCAAAGAACTGTACCTCGATAATATGGTGAGCACTGGTTTTCGGCAGGTCAAAAAAGAGGCGCAACCCGGCGATATTATTTTGTGTTGTTATGCCAGCTCTCGCGCCAACCACGCAGGGATCTATTTAGGCAATCAAACGATTTTGCATCACATTCCAAACCAACTTAGCAAACGCGAGGAGTATAACGAACGATGGCAACGAATGACGCACTCAATTTGGCGTTACCGCGATTGGCAACCTTCCGACTTTATGGGAATTTGCAACGATTTGGACGTCGCTTTGATTTAAATGTGAATACCGCCTCTGAAGGGCTTCACGCGCTTTTTATTCAAATTCCAGCCTTACGCCTCGCCATTCGTGATGGTTGGTATCAAGTTCGCATTGCCGGTACCGATATTTCCCCGCAAGAAATTAACCAAAAATTCAATGAAGCCTTACCGGATAATGCGGTCGTCCATATTGTGCCGAAATTATCAGGCGCTAAAAACGTCGGTGTTTTTCAGTTTGTTGCGGGTGCGGCCTTATTTTCATTGGGATGGTGGGGACCTGCGTGGATCTCCGCAACCGTTGCCACGTCTTTGATGGCAGGTGGTGCAGCCATGATGATTGGTGGTGTCGCTCAAATGCTGATCCCCGCGCCTAAACCGCCTAATTTATCTCGTGGTGATGAAGAAAAAGGCAATACCTATTTTAGTAATCTTGATAACGCGGTTGCACAAGGGATGCCGGTGCCCATTGCGTATGGTGAAATTATGTGTGGTTCACGCGTCATTTCACAATCGGTTGAGATTATGGATGACAGTGACGGCGAAGATATCGATGCCGGTAAACACGGTGGATAAGAGGAGTTCGTATCATGGGTAAGGGTGGTGGTGGTCAAAAAACACCGTATGAGGCACCAAACGATTTAACATCACGTCAAAAAGCCTCATTAATTGATTTAATCAGCGAGGGGCCGATTGAAGGCCCTATTCATATTCAAGGCTCGATGGATGATTTAGGGTGTATTTACTTGGATGATACGCCTGTGGTAGACGGCTCTGGTAATAGCACCATTAATGGGATGTATGCACAATGGCGGGCGGGTACATTAGAGCAACCAGCAATGAGTGGGTTTACGGCGTCTGCGAATGAAGTGCCGGTGGGGATTGAGGTTAAATATAATTCCCCCGTTACTCGTACCATCACCTCGCCTAATATTGACCGTTTACGCCTAACCTTTGGTACACAAGCTTTGGTTGAAACCAAAGATAATGGTGATCGCGTACCGACTTCTGTTCAATTGCAAATCCAAATCCAGCGCAAAGGGGCTTGGATAACAGAGAAAAATGTCACAATTAATGGCAAGCGCTCTAACTCACCTTATTTAATGGCCGTTGTGTTGGATGATTTACCGCCCGTTCCGTTTAGTATACGCATGATCCGTATCACTCAGGACAGCACTTCTGACAAAATTCAAAATAATACCGTTTGGTCGAGTTATTCTGAGTTAGTGGATATCTCACAAACCTATCCGAGTTCTGCCGTTGCAGGATTGATGTTTGATAGTGAGCAGTTTGGCAATAAGTTTCCACGCCGTAATTACCTTATCAAAGGTCGCATTATTCAGGTACCCAGTAATTATGATCCAGATAAACGGATTTATTCGGGGATTTGGGATGGCACCTTTAAACCCGCATTTACCAATAGTCCTGCATGGATATTATGGGATTTATTAACCCATCCGCGTTATGGCATGGGGAAACGCCTCAATATCAGTGAAGTTGATAAATTCGCCCTGTATGCAATCGGTCGTTATTGTGATGGGCGATATGTGTGCCATGATGCGCATTATGCCGGTCTGGAATGGGCGAACATTAACCTTTATTCAAGATAGACCGTCTGATGTGGTATGGCCATATACCAACGCTAATGTGATTGAGGGTAATTTCCAATACAGCTTTAGTGCATTAAAATCGCGTCATACTGCTGTCGAGGTTCGTTTTATTGATCCCGATAATGGTTGGAAAACCAGTGTTGAACTGGTTGAAGATGATGCCAGTATTGCCCGCTTTGGGCGTAATGTGATGCGTGTGGATGCCTTTGGTTGCACTAGCAGAGGGCAGGCTCATCGCCATGGTCTTTGGTTATTAATCACGGAAAAATTAGAGACACAGACGGTTGAGTTTACTGTCGGCAGTGAAGGCTTGCGTCATATGCCGGGTGATATTATCGAAATTGCTGATAACTATTACGCGGACAATCAAATTGGTGGACGTCTGACACACATTGATTATGCCTCTCAAACATTAACCTTAGATCGCAATATCGACACACCCAAAAGCGGTAAATCACGCGTCACACTCATCAATGCACTAGGTGATCCGCAATCTTATGAAGTGGTGAGCTATCTCGCATCTAATCAAATAAAGCTGGATACCTTACCGTTAGGGTTACGAGAGGGCGGGATTTGGACGTTGACTCTCCCGTCTTTACGTCGCCGATTATTTCGCGCCATCAGTTTGGCTGATAATGGTGATGGTAGTTTTACGGTTATTGCTGTGCAACACATGCCCGAAAAAGAGGCGATTGTTGATAAAGGCGCTAAATTTGAGCCAAAGCCAGAGACGCCACTGGGTGGATTTATCCCACCGGTTGAAAATTTTTCTGTGGATATCGAATCGGATGCAAGTGCGTGGCAAGTAGAAGCCAGCTGGAACACGCCTTATTCCAGTCGAGGGGTAGACTTTTTATTAAAACTCACTACGGGTGATCGCATTGTCGGCACTGCCTCAACCACGGATACAATGTATCGTTTTGGTGGACTGCCACAGGGTAATTACGTTTTATCCGTTGTGCCTCAAAATGATCGAAAACAAAAAGGCGAGGTGGCCACAACTTCATTCGCGATTAATCCACCCTTACCACCGGGTTATATTGAAGTGAAGTCAGGTTATTTTAGCTTGGGTATTATTCCGCGTTCTGGCGGTCAAAATAGCTTACGAGCACAGTATGAGTTTTGGTTTTCAGAAAAACAAATCACGGATATTCGTGATGTGGAAAATCGTGCCGAGTATTTAGGTGTTAGTTCTATGTGGGTTATTCAAGGCCGAAACCTAAAAGCAGGGCATACCTATTATATTTATGTTCGCAGTATAAATGCTGTAGGGCGTTCAGAATTTGTGGAAGGAATAGGGCAACCAGAAAGCCACACCAGAGAGATATTAGATAACTTAGATAAAGAATTACAAGAAACCCAAGCATGGAAAACACTGAGTGAGACTGTCGATTGGAATGAAAATACGGTTAAAAGACTACGTTATAATGAATACCGCTTATCTCGAAAGTTTGAAAAATACGGTGAACAAATAGAAATAGATATTAAAGATATCCGAACTCAAATAGAAAATACAAAAGCGGATATTATTATCCAAAAAGAAGCCATTTCCTCAATAACTCAAGCCCAATCAACTTATCAACAACAGGTTCAAGCCAAGTTTAATCAGCAATCAGGTATTGTTAATCAAAAGATGAATGCGCAATTTACACAATCAGGTGGATATGCGAGGCATTCAATGAACATTACCATTATCCAAGATAATATTAAATATAATGCTGGTGGTCTTGTAGTGAGTGCTGAAATTAAAAATAAGAAGATCACTTCCTATATTGGGTTTAATGCCAATAATTTTGCCTTTTATAATCCTAAAAATAATCGAATGGAACTGTTTATGTCAGCAAAAAATGGACAGTTTTTTATTCGAGATGCATTAATTGATAAAGCCATGATCAGAAAATTAGTATTATCAGAAGCCATTACCTCCGATAACTATTATCCCGACGAGTCAGGTTTTATTATTGACGTAAAAAATAATAAATTAGAATTTTATGGCGGTAATGGTGGTACATCCCTCACAGAACAAAATTTATATGTCAAAGATGAGTTTGGAAATAACGTTGTTATTATTGGTGATATCAGCAATGAAGAGTAAATATGGCGTACTGGTTAGGTCTACATTATATGATATGGATTTATTAAATACCTCAGACAGAGTGGGAAGAATAGTCGGATATCATGATATAACACCCATCCCACTACATACTCAAAAAGAGTATATTTTTGATCATCAAGATTTAAATAAATATGGCAAGGTTTTCGCTTGGTTTGGTTCGGCATTTTTGATGGGATTGGCAGGTGATATTAAATTAGAGATAAATAATGGGATTATTAAACTTGAATTAAAAAATATGTATACCAATGGAGTTGATGGTGAATATGAAGATATTATAAAACTCTACTATGGTGTTTATTAATGAAAAGTAAATATGGAATAATCATCCGCGGTGAAAATAGGCAAGTTCAGATTGATAGCCATAACCAAGTGATGTGCTGTCTTGGTAAAAGAACCATAAGAATGTCTGGCGGGATAACATCAAATAATGAAGGATATAGCCAAGAGTTTAAAACACCGCCTCATCCCAATACAAAATTATTAGCAATATCACCTAAACATGCATTTATTAGGATCATCTCAAGAATTATAAATAATGAGATGAAAGCGGTTTATATATCACAGCCTTGCTATGATTCAGAGGGTGTTGTTGATATTTATGGGTTTGGTGATCAGCCCAATAATATTTTTAATGAAAAATATGGATTGGTTGTAAAAAACAGCAAAACAAAAAAGACCGTTTATAATTCAAATTGGGGAATATTAAAGATAGTTGATTATTTTATTGTTTCACAAAAAGAGAATATGGATTATCCGTTACCGAATATAAAGGATTTAGCCTTTGTTTTTGGTGGTGGTATGGCTGGAATTTGTGAAGATGGTTTTGAAGGTGCTTTGATGGAAACTTTTATTCGAAGAGAAGAAAATGTGCTCCAAATTCGATATAAAGAAAGTATTAAATGGGCAACAAATGTTGCAGGAGAAGAAATATCGAGATTTCCCGCAACCTGTTTGGTGGTCGATGTGGGGAATATAAATAGGGTTTTTTAGTTTGTTATGAATTATTAGTCATAAGTTAATGTATAGTGATTTAAATTTTTACTACTAAGATCAGAGTTGTCTTTATAATTAGTATTCATATCAAGGAAATTAAAATATATAATAAATTAATAGTGATTGAGTTAATATAAATCATATGAATATAGCATATAGAAGTTAACTTATTTTTAGCTGATGTGAAGCTAAAGGTTAAATAAATGAGCTCTGAATCATAAGCAATAGTTATTTAATTTCTAGTTATTTATCATAATTGATGGATTATTTCTTTGTTTTTGATATACCTTGATTTTCATATGATTAAAAACTAAAATGATGAAAGTTCTTTAGCGTTAAGACATTTTCTGACTAGTCAGGATTAGTCTAGTCGGGCGTTACGCCAGACTCTAATTTATTGGGAAACAATTGTTGTTGCGGTGAATAAATTTTAAATCCGCAACCCAACTGTAACCACAGTTAGTTTGCGGATTTAAAATTTATTCACCGCTTTCTTTAGTAAAGAACTTTGTTAACATGGGTATAGAGTAAGCATTCTTGCTCTATACCCTAATGCTAGACTTAAATCTCAAAGGAGGATGGGGTATTTTTTTAATATTATGATTAGTTAAGGTTAATCATGCTAAAAATTTTTCTTAAACTACAAAATGAATTAGCAACGAGTAAAGAGGACGGTACATTTCCAACTCGTGCTACAATAGAGCGTTTTGCTAGAACAGCTATGAATTGCTATAAAGTCTACTCCATTCCTAAGCGGACTTCTGGAGTAAGGGTGATTGCCCATCCATCAAAAGAGTTAAAAAATTATCAGAGAGCACTTGTCAGTATTCTTGAATCGCAATTTGAACCTCATCCCGCTTCGTATGCTTATCAAAAGGGAAAAAATATAAAACTAAATGCACAAAAGCATGCGAAGAAAAAATTTCTATTAAAAATGGATTTTAATGATTTCTTTAATAGTATTACCCCTCAAATATTTTTAGCAGAATTACGATATAGAAAAATTCTTTTATCTAAGGCAGAAGAAAATTTATTAATAAATTTATTTTTTTGGAATAAGACCAAGTCTGAAGATAAGAAGTTGGTCTTAAGTGTTGGTGCTCCTAGCTCTCCTATGCTTTCTAATTTCATAATGTATCGTTTTGATGAGATTGTCTCAGAGTATGCTAGAGAAAATTCAATTGTATATACAAGGTATGCAGACGATTTAACATTCTCTACAAACATTAAAGATATACTATTTAGTACTCCTGAATATATAAAAGGTATCTTAAGAAATCTGTATCAACATTATATAACAATTAATGATTCTAAAACTGTTTTTACATCAATGGCTCACAATAGACATGTAACAGGGGTTACTATAACAAATAATTTTGAACTATCTATAGGTAGAGAAAGAAAAAGATTGATATCAGTCATGACTCATAAATTTAAAATAGGAGTTTTGAATGAAGAAGATTTATGTTATTTACAGGGGCTATTGTCTTTTGCTATTAATATAGAACCAAATTTTATAAAACGGTTGTCAAGAAAATATGGGAAAGAAATAGTTAATGTGATTAGAATGGGGGGATTATGATGAGTGCCAGCTTTAAGCATGATAAATCTATTAAAGCGCTAGAAAAAAAAGCAAAAAAAGGCGGTTTTTATTCTGCATTGGAGTTATCTAATAATTTTAAAATAGGGAAATTTGTTGAAATTGATATTAATAAGTCAGATTATTATTTAAATTTAGCATATAATAATTTCAAACGGCAAGATTTAAAATTAAAGTCAATAAAAATAAATAATTATAGATTATTTGATAATATTTCATTAGATGACTTTGATAGTTCACTAAATATATTTATAGGTAATAATGGTGCTGGAAAAACATCTTTACTAGATGCGATGGCCTTATCATTAAGCTGGCTTAGTATTAATATTAGTAAAAATGGTGGATCAGGTGATTATATTGATATTGTAGATATAAATAATTATACTGATGCAGTATATTCAACAATAACATCTGTGATTCATATAAATAAAAATATATCAGCTAGTTTAGAATTGTCGCAATTTAGAAATGGTATAGATAAAACAATAAAAAATAAATTAATTGATTTTAGATTGATCGGTTCTTTCTATAAAGAAGCTAACCGTATTAATCCGAATTTTAACTTACCATTATTAGCTTATTATAATGTAATGAGATCTTATGATGTAAACCCAAAGGATTTTAAAGGATTGGATGATTTATTAGAAAATACTTTAATTGATAAATTTGATGGATATCAAAAATCTTTAACAGGAAAAACTGATTTTAAAGCTTTTATAAAATGGTATAAGAAATTGGATGATATTCTATTAAGAGAAAAAAAAACCGAACGTGGATTTGTAGATACAGTTTCTTCGTTTGAATTATCAGAGGATTTTTTAGATACGTTCAAATATTTCGCATCCGTTAATGATGCATTTAAAGATAAATACAAAGAACTTGAAATTAAATTGAATGAAATTAAAGATAGAAAAGAGAATGAAAATATTTCTTATTCAAAATTAAAGCAATATAAAAATATTATTGATGACGTTATATATAAATTTATGGATGGATTTAGTAATATAGAAGTTCGAATTGAACCTATGATTGATTTGGTGATTAATAAAAAAAATAAAGAAATCAGCGTGATGAGACTATCTCAAGGAGAAAAAACACTTCTTGCTTTAATTTTAGATATAACTCGTCGGCTGATAGTTTTAAATCCGTCTTTAGATGACCCATTAGAAGGGCAAGGAATTATTTTAATCGATGAATTTGATTTACACTTACATCCACAATGGCAAAAAAATATTGCCACTAATTTAAAAAGTACATTCCCTAATTGTCAGTTTTTTTTAACTACTCACTCTCCTATTGTGATTAGTGAAGTAGATAGAAAACATATATATATTCTCGATACAATCGAAGACTCTATCTTTATTAGAAGGCCAAGCCAGACTTATGGATTGACGGCAAATGATATATTAAATGAATTAATGGGGCCTGATGATGGAAAACAAATAATAAGAGCTAATGATGTGGAAGAAAAACTAGAGGAAATATTTTCGCTATTATCTAATGAAGATAATAAATCGATTAATTTGGCATCAAAAAAAATAGAAGAACTTGAATTATTACTTAATGGAGATATACCAGAGTTAGTAAGAGCGAAAGTACAACGAGATTTGTTAAAGGAGTTATTATAGATATGAAGTATATTAACAAAAAAAAGGAACCAAAAAGCTTAACAGAATATAGAATGGAGGAAGGTGCGGTATATGATGGTTCTGGTTTTAAAAATGTAAAAATAGACATAAAAATGCAACTTTTAATAGAACAAGGGTATTTATGTGCATATTGTATGCAACGAATTGATTTTAATAATATGAAAGTTGAGCATTTTTTATGTCAATCAAAATACTCTGATGAACAGTTGAATTATATGAATTTATTGGGATGTTGTCTTGGTGGTGAAAGTAATATAAAAAGAAATCAGACATGTGATACTAGAAAAGGTGCATTAGATGTATTATTCTCACCAGCAATTAGTTCACATAATATAGAAATAAAATTAAAATACAATACCCTTTCAGGAAAAATAGAATCGGAAGATAAAGTTTTTAATGAGCAATTACAGTGTGTTTTAAATTTAAATGATCATCGTTTAATTTCTAATAGAAAAAACAGTTTAATAGCAGTTGAGAATATACTTGGTAATAAATCTGGATGTAGAACTAAAGGCCAAATACAAAACATTATAAATAGTTATGAGAAAGTTGATGGTGATAATAAATTTAAAGAATATTATGGAATTGTTTTATTTTACTTAAAAAAGAAATTATCTAAAATAAAATAAGAGCACATTTGGGTTAGTATTTTTTGCGAAAAATTTCCATTTTTATGGTTATTCTAACATGCTGGAATAATCTAGTGCTTGGAATGATAAATAAATTATTTAAAGGTAATATTCAATTCCCTTAATTGAAGTACACCAAATTAGAGTTTTCTAACTGCTTATGGTATGTCTCCTATGGGAGATTATTTAAACTTTCATAGGTTCGATTCAGATTATAATTTTGTTGCCAAAACTACACCATTTCGCGCATTTCGCGTACTTGGCTTAATGATTCAAATAAATAAGCACTTGAAAATTTTCGGCGGAACGAACTATTAGATCGTTTTATGAAACCGTCTTGTTAAGGTTTACCTGGTTGAATATGACACAACTCATCTTGATTATTTTTTAGTAATTCAATAAATTAACGGATATCAGTTCAGGCCTATTATCCATGAGAGTTTTTTTGGGCAATCCTCTGTTGATTTTCATTCAAACGTTCAAGTACTCTGATGATTCGTTCAGCAGGCAATGATGTATCAACTTCAATTGCCAGTCATTAACGTGTACTTTCATCAATAGTATTCAATTTTCTAAATCGTTCACCGCAATATAGCTGTCATGCATAAAATCCAAGACCCATTGAAGATTTGGCATTTTTGTCATCACTAATGTTTTTTTCACGCACAGGCGATACTTTTTTAACGCGACGTTTTAAATTAAGTCCTAATTGACAATAAATGCGATAAATTCGTTTATGATTAAATGGATAGCATCGATCACAGAGAGATCTCTTTTACGTTAATCAACTGGTTAATGGTAAAATGTTGCGCAAGATAACGACGTCAGCTGACAAGCTTTAATGACTGATAAACCTGCGCTCTTTAATAATTGAGCGCAGGATTTTTTCCAGCTATTACTAACCCTTTTTGCAAAAATTCCTTCATTGCATGATTTTCAAGGTTGATTTCAGTAAACACCTTTTTGAGTTTGGGGTTTTACTCTTTAAACTCTTTTAATCGTTTAACATCATTGATTTTTATGCCTGAATCAGTAAGTTTTAAAATATTAATGAGTTGAGTTTCAGTAAAACAAATTTTTCATCATGATCTCTACAATTGTTAGGGTCGAAAATCTAATTATAGCTGTCTTATTTTAGAATAAGTGGACACTCGACTACTTTAAGGACAGTAGTATTGTATTTGTAAAAAATGGAACTATTTTTTATTAAACTAAAAATTTTCTATCTCCAGTTATCATCCCATTCTGAAGAGTAATTGAAGTAGTCATCATCCGTATGTTCGTAATTATTAATTAAGCCATTCAAATGGCGACGTTCTTTTTCGGGCCTGAATTTGACCATTTCACGCAATGTAATTAATGCAGGCTTTATATTAGAATACCTCAATGTGAACTCTTCCAATAAAATAGAGAATTCGCAGCATTGTGCATAAAGGCACAGAGTACCACGCCACCAATCATTTTTCAGATAATGAATAATTTCTATTGAACGATTCAGCATTAATTCTAATGAGGCTAAATGCTCCTGATACCTTAGATGACCAAAAGAAAAAGTATCGGATATTGGGTCAAAAATGAGTATATTACAAGGATCTATTAGTTCAGTAACTGCTAATGAACATGTTGATTCTTCATAATTAAAACTAGGGTCATTAACCAAGAATGTAACAAGTTCCTGCTTGGTTGCTGCTCTTAAAGTCTTTGAGTGCATTGCGAAAGCAATCTTATGGGATGCCTTGATTAAAATACTTTGCGATAATTTTGTACGTTTAATATCTTTAAAGTTATCATAAGAACCACATAGTAATTCTAACCGTTTAGTAAAAATTTCACTTTCGCTAGATGGTATATCTATTCCTTTTTCAGCCAAATCACATAACAGTGTTGCTAATAATGGAGTCCTGACTATGTCAGATATTTTTTTTGACTTAATATTATCAATTATAATATCACTTAATGCTGGATTTTTATTTTTAAACCACGCTTGAATGAAACTGTAAAGCTGATTTTCACTGAAGGGCATGAGAGTAATTCCTAAAAATTTAATTTCAGATAAATAGCTCACACAATCCCTGCTAGATATTAGTAATTGAATATTATCAAATTTATTTTTGAAGGTATTTATTGCTTCTATTATTCCAGGGAATTTTATATAGGCCTCATCTAAACCATCAAAAATAACTTTTATTCTTTTTTTATCTTGTAAATAAAGCTCAAGCTTTTCAATATTCTCACGAATAGGTTCGAGTGATTTAGAAACCAAAATCATACCCATTAAAATGTCATAGTTTTTTGATTTTGATTCAATATTCATATCAACTTTATTTAAGAATCGATTCAAAGGTAAGTATATAACTCCTCTACTTCCTTCTGACTCTAGTTTTCTTGCATACATTTGAAGTGTTGTTGTTTTTCCAGCACCAGCACTGCCATATACGGCTATATCATGCTGACAATCGAAAAGTCTGAAAGGTGATGTCGAGAGACCATCTATAGCCCCCATACTATCTATAATTATTTCTTTTAAAAAAATTTTTTCACTATTTTCTAGCTTATTTACAAGTATATCAAGAGCATTTAATGTAACCTGCGTATCATTAAGAAACCGAAAAATATCAACACTACTATTACCAGAATTTATAGCATGTATATCAAGTTTATATTTTTTGCATCTTTCATTTAACCATAAGTTAATCAACTCACTGTTGAACGCATATTCAATCTTAGGTTCTTCTTTATACTCGTTTCTCAATTTATATATTTCGATAGTTTGCAACTGAGAGATCTTAGATTTTTTTAAACATTCCACTATTCTAGGCAATAGACTTTTCGGATTTGCTTTTGCAAGATCTTGGATTTTATTTAAGTTTATAAAGCTAGTAAAATCATCGTTCGCTTTTTCTTGAAAGTTTTTCTCTAAACATTCTTTTAAGTGTGTAATGCTGTTAGTCATTAGAGCAATATTTAAATTCTCTAATTTATTATATGCAACTATATTATTAATGCTTGCCTCTAATTCTGAAATTACTTCTCTTATAAAGGATATATTCCCAGCTAACAACTGATTAGCTTGTTCTATACTATTCTTAATATCTCGATTCTTTTTGGATGTAAAAATACTCAGTTCATCTTTGTATTTTTTCAGTATCGTAGAAGCATCCTGAGTTAGAGGTTCGATAGTAGTCAATGACTTCAAGGGATTATACACTGTTCGTTCAAACCATTCCCATTTACTTGGGATAACATGAAATTTATCTGGCTTGATAGTAAATCGACTGTTTAGTAAAACGTTGCTATCGATAGTTCCCATGAAAAATGCAAGATCGCTATAACAATCAAGCTCGTGTATCGAATCTTGTTGATTTAAAGCAGACATTAATTCAACATTACATAATTGTTTTGCGTCTTGTGTACTGAATATATCTTCTACAGAAAGTAGAGACTCCAGCAATGTTGGCTTATGTTTTTTTAACAAGTTAATAACTAATGGACCATCCAATATTTCGATTTTTTTTCCATTTATTTTTAGCATTCCATGAATTTCATCAATTAAACGAATGCTTATTTGGTATGGACTTGCTAGATATACTTGATCGGGAATGACTTCCTCTCCATTATGCAACTTGATAGGGTTTGTGAAACATTGCCTTAATTGAAAAACAAGATCTCCAAGAATTGCTTTCTCCGATGTGCTAGATTCTTCACCAATCTTTTTTGATTGGATAGCGTAACTCATAGTTTTGTTCACAGGTACTTCAACAAACGCTATCAAATCTTTTCCTGATTCATAAGGGCCTCCGTAGAAGTCAACACGGTAAAAACCCATAGATTCAAATAATGGTTTGATTAGATATTTAGAGAAATCGTCCTCTTTCATTTTTTGCATAGCTTTCAGATAAACCTGCTGGCTAGTATCTTCCATATTAATATTCTCTGTAGTTTTCGATGTGCTCAATAATTATCATATTAATCATAGAGTAAACTAATGGTCTATATATTTATGTGAGGTGAATAGACAATTAAATGTATACTTTGAAAAGTAGACTCTCTTCGGTACGTTTTGCTATACGATGATCTCCGATTTTTTCACGTAGCATGCCGGTGAGTTTTCAACTGAACTAAAGCTTTATATGATACTGATGATTGATTAATCTCAGGACTCCAATCCACTTTTAGGAGCACTTCTTTCTGATCTGACACCATTCTCTGCCAGCGAGATACACCGTGAATCTGGCTTTGATCTATCTGCTCTTCCTAATTCAATTGCAGTCGGTAGACCATGGCCTCGTTCCTAGGGATGCTAGGTGTCAGAAGCGTTGACATCTGCAACTGGGGTAGCTTGTCACTGATATTATTCATGGGGGAATTAGTGAACTACTGTGTGATACCACCCATTGTTAACACCTATCTATTTGTCCTCAAGGGGGAGAAAGAAAGCTTGAATGCTCGTCTCATGGGGGCGATCCGCTATGAGCGAAGAGCAGGCGTTAAGTTACATCCGCAAACAGTGAATTAAATGTTATCTCATGTTATTAATGAAATGTGATCGCTTCATGGATTACATGTAGATATGATTTAAACCCAATTAAAGGCTCGTTTCTTTAGCGTAAACTGACGAATAGATAACCAAACAAGAATTATAAAGGAACTATTGAATGATTAGCAATTATAGAAGGCTTAAGTTTGAACTATGGGAGAAGTTTAAGCATCAATGTGCTTACTGTGGCACTAGACTTTATGAACCATTGATGGCGGATGTTGAGCACTTTTTCCCAAAATCAAAGTATCCGGACTTTCTGGAAAATACAGATAATCTGCTCATCGTTTGTAGAGCGTGTAACATGATTAAACGAGATCAGTTTCCTCTCGATGAGAATGGTAAACCATTACTCCTAAATCCTGTGAGTGAAAGTTTTTCAGAACATATAAAACAAAATAAAAATGGATATTTAGAAGGTTTAACTGAGCGAGGGCATGCGACTATAAAGGTATTGCAGTTGAATAGGCCTTCATTAATCGAACAACGTATTCTAGATGTTATTGATATGCAGTTTGCTGATGATCGAACTCTATCTGGACACGATGTCTATATGACATTCAAAAAAAGTATGCTGAATGCCATAAAACTTAATGATGCTCAGTTACAAATTGATAGTGTTTTACAAGTACAAATGATTTATATGCTGTATGCCAATATAATAACATCTTTGGAAACATATTTATGTGATCGTTTTATTTCCTTGATCCATGGTAGTCAAGCGAACTTAAGAAGTTTTGTTGAAAATTTTAAAGATTACAATCAAGAAAAGTTCTTACTTTCGGAGTTATTTATAAAACATGAAGAAATAGAATCTAAAGCGATAGAGTCTATGAAGAGTGTTCTTTATCATGATCTACCAAAAGTAAGTGGCATGTATCGAGATACTTTTGGTATTAGATTTCCTATATTCGCAGATGTTTATAAAAGCGTGTTAATCAGGCATGACTTAGTTCATCGAGCAGGTAAAACAAAAGATGGAAATTTTCATGAATTAAATGCAGAGTCAGTTAAAGAGGTTGTTAAAAAATGCTTTGACTTGGTTGAACAATTAGAAAAAGAGCTTAAAGATTGTACAAAATTCTAGGTGGTTGCCACCATATCAAAGGTGACCGCGCTAGCGGTCACCAAAAGTAATAAACTATTCATTCTCATTTTAATCGTCCTTAATCAATATATTTTTGTTTATTCAAATTGAACTGCTTCTGGCACTAAAGTACCCTCAAACAGCTCTCAAAGGTCAGGTTTGAGCGAACAGAAAACGTTCAACTTATTCAACAATGGTCTGCATAGCTTATAAAAGACAAACAATAATTTACCTATTATTCTATAGAGTATTTATATACATTGAATTATTAATTTAGCTTGTTATTAAACATCCATAAGCTAAACGTATATAATAAATTTATTATTTATCTTCTTGCATATAGCTCAGCCATTGATTGAATAATTCATTTCTTTCATCATCAGGTAGATCTTCAACTTCAGGACAATCACAACCGATTACTTTTACAGGACCATTTGATGTAAATATATATTTTGGATCACCTGATAAAGCATACAGTGTGAATGAGCTGCCACATGACTTGCAGCTATATTTATAACTTTCATGTGGTGGTTTTATTATATTTACTCTCCCACACACACAAGGCAATACCATATCTTTATCTGAACCAATTAAGCCATCCTTGATGAAAAAATAATATAGTGAGTTTCTGGATTTAATTTTCATTTTTATTACAGAGGACATTGTTGTCATTGTTAATTTAAATTTATCATATGACTCTTTTTTAAGTATCTTTTTCAGGCAAACAAGGATTGACGGTGTATATATTCCAATTAAAGCCCAGCAAGCTGTTTCTAAGAGTTCATACTTTATTTCACTAAAATTTTCCATGCTTAGTAGGTAAGGCCGTTCTTTCTCATCACAAAAAACAACATCTACAGCATCAGAACTTGTAAACAACGTGGATGTATAACCAATATGAGTGAATTCAGATGAGAACTTGAATATGTTCTTCAGATCATCAGATAGGGAGTCTTTAGGAAATACGCCCAAAATGCTTTTGATATGATCGACTTTACTACCAAATGTAGTATGTGCGCATTGCGTAATTGATGAATTTTTCCATTGATTGTAAGGCAAGCTTTCAAACTCAGTGAGTGCCAATCTCAAGTCATCATTAAACATTGTATTTGAAATAGACTTTGAAGCATATTTATTAAAACTATTCAATGAAACTAAGACATGATAATTTATATTTTTAGGTTCTAATAAGCAAAGTTGATATGAATCTGAAATTAAACTATCGACCAACTGTCTGGATGCAGTTATTAATTCATTATAATGAGTGAATTTTTTTGCTTGCATATGGATGTTGTCCATATCGACACCCTCTCTAACATCTGACTCAGTCAGATTTGAGAACTTTTCGAAAACCACAATACTATTTTTCACTATTCTACTAACAATTGGAAGTATTGAATTTAAATCCTTGTCTGATTTGTATTCTTCATTTAATGATGCATCACTTTCAAACTCTTCACTTATTTTTTTTTGGGTCTCATTCAATAGTTGTAAGTAGGATTTAAAGGCTGTGTTGAGATAATTTATATTGTTGCATAAGACATTATAATCACTTAAAGCGGATGAGTTTTTTTTATTTGTTAAGTTGCTTGATATTATTTTTAAAATCTCTATCTCTGTCATGGTATATCCTTTCCGAAATATTAAATGTAAAAAATACAGGCATCATAAGTTAATATATGACATTTAAGCACAAGTGAAATAAATTAAGTAAGAATTTTGAGTGATTAAGAAAAGAGTTGTTGAATAGATAAATATTATACTGCGAATCAACAAAGGAAGAAGAAAATTATACTGAAAAATCAGCAGGTTAATTTCTAGATTGGCAATGAGATGAAAGTTCAACAAGCATCCTTGGCTAAAAAAGTATCATTACTTATTATTAGTCGCTAGGATACTGTAATGCGCTGACCTGCACCTCATAGAACAAGGTTGCAGGATACTCTAAACGTCCACCTTTGGCACAAAACAGCCCTTCAAGGACACGTAAGAATAACTAATAGGCACGCATAAATCTAATATTCAGTTGGTATTAGATTTATATAAAACAGTTTATATCGCAGAAACCGATTTAGAATACTGAGTATTATTACACCAATCCAAAATACTTCAACTACACCATCCCATAAGCTTCCACAACATCATCTTTATTCGCATATTTAGTAATAAATATCTAATACGCATCATCAAACGAAAATCGTTTCTTATAGAAAAAATAACCTGCTAAAGGATGCTTTTTATCGCTATATATTGGTGAAGCAGGGCAGTGATATTTTTTATCCATCCAAGGTACAAACTGCTCAACAGTTAAATCGAAAATCTTTTTATCAACTTCAAGCCAGTAATGATGATTATCATCTTTACGAGAACTACCTATTAACAATAGTAACTTCAGCATTGGGATGTAAATCGAGGATGAGTTTACCTAATAGGATTGAAGCACCTTGGCAACAATTTAGAGGATAAGTACAGAAAAATGGCAAATCCATTCGCGCATAGCATTGTTGCAAAATAGCGTGTAATAACTTAGCGACCTCAATATATTTTTTATTCATTGTACTCAACCTTTACAAATTAACTTTGTACTTAAGGTAGCAAAGTTAAGTTACAAGCGTGATTAATATAAATTGTTTAATTAACCCTACAAAACTAAAAATAAGAAAATAATGAATGAAATATACCCTACAAATTAATAAAGTAAGTGATAATTTAGGTGTTACTGCTACGCCACATGGGTTGGACAGAAGCCGCTGACTTAATCATTAAAGGTATGGAAGGCGCGATTGCTGCTAAGACTGTCACTTATGATTTCGAACGTCAGTTAGAAGGCGCTAAACTGCTGAAATGTAGCGAGTTTGGTGACGCGATTATCAAGCATATGTAATTGTTGATTTGATAAATAGTTAACGGGAGCTTATTAGTTCCCGTTTTTTATTGTCAATCTTGAAACGGTTATCAAAAAGTTATCAAAACGAATTATCAAAACCACCTGAAATTTGGGCAATTAAATCACGATTTTTATCCAATCTTTTCCTCGATCATCATGGTATTTATCTGTTTGAATTTGGTTTTTATGACCGAGTAAATCTTTAGTGTTTATACCTTGTGCTCTATATAACCTTTCAGATAAAGATCGTTGTTCGTGAAATGTTGCAGGTGTTCCTTCTCCCCAATCAATATCTGTTTTGTTGCTCGCTTTTTTAAAGTTAGTCGTTAGCGTATTTGGCGTAACTTGTTCACCACGTTTAGATTGTGAAGTGGTATGAAAATAATGAATAAGATAAGGGCTAATAACGCGATCACGACAACGAGCAATAACATCACGTAATGACATATTTAATTGCTCAGAACGTAGTGATAATGGAATAGCTAATTTGGTGCCCGTTTTTTCTTGAGTAATATGCAAATGATCATCCCAAATATCACCTAATTGTTGCCCAGTAATAAGTGCAAGCAACATCGCGTTCCCGACATAACGATGTTGTTTATCAGCAATCTCAAATATCTTTTTCCATTCATCAAAATTAAGGCGTTGGCGAGTTACTTTTCGTTTCGGTTGTTTAGTGGCAAGGGCTGGGTTGTAACCAGGAGGAACTTCACCTGCATGTTGTGCTTCTTTAAATACATCAATTAAAACAGAGCGAATAACTTGTGCCATTCTGTGTTGGTCATTAGATTTATATTCATCCAGAATTTCAGCAATATCTCTGGCATCAACAGCGGGTAATGGTTTCATGGATAAGGTTTGCCTCATTAAATCAACTGGCTTCCTTTTTTGTTTATAAGTATTCGGCTTTATATCACCTTCTTTTAAACGCTCTTCTTGAATAACCCAGTATTTATCTAGCCAAGTATTAACCGTGATTTCTTTACTTTTTATTTTTGCCACCCGATCACCAATAGCCATAACTTGTCGGCTACGTTGTTCCGCTAACCTTGTGTTAGCTTCAATGGCTATTGCTTTCGCCTCGGCTTCATTGTCACCGAGGGCATGATATTTACCTGTTACAGGATGGCGGTAACGCCAATAAACCTTGTTAGCTTTACGACTAAATAAAGGGTAAAGATTTGGAATATTGACGTTATTTTTACGAGGTCTGGCAGTCATCTTTGAGCCTCGCTTTTTGCGAGGTTTTGTTTTTTTATATATATAATTTTTAATTATTAATTAAAAAATTTGTTGGAAGTTTTTTGTTTTCATTGATTGTTTGTTTATATTTAAGATAAAATTTATCGTTATCCTATAAGCATAAATCTGCAGTATTTAACTAATAATTAAAATAATAAACAGGTATTCTTATCTCTACTATACTCATAATATTCAATTTATAGAGCGAGTATATATAATGATTGATTTGTTTAAATTAACGAAAAAAAGTTCTAGGCATATTGGTATAGCAATATACGTTGGTATTATAGCGGGTATCTTTTCAGCTTTAGTAAAATCTGGTTTTGAAGACCTAATTCCACCGAGAACACTTGAAACGACACCACCTCCAGTCGTCTTATTAGAAAAGCTAGGATTAAATATAGATACTATGACTTATCATTGGATGGGGTATAGTATTAATTGGGGCGGTAATGGTGTTCATATATTATTCTCAATAGTTATCGCTGTGATATATTGTGTTATTGCTGAATACTTACCAAAGGTTAAATTATTACACGGTATTTGTTTTGGTATTGGTGTTTCTGTTTTTGCTCATGGCTTAGTTGTACCATTATTAGGGCTATCTAGCTGGCTTTGGACAGCAGGTTATCAAGCATTAGTTTCTGAGTTTGTCGGAACCGCTTTTTGGATCTGGTCAATTGAAGCGATTAGACAAAATTTGCGTTATTGTTTAACTAAAGAAAAAGATGCTGAGTAGATAAGGAAGTTCAACCTTAATCTGTTATAAATCTCTTAAAGATCGCCTAGGCGGTCTTTTTTATTATTTAAAAATAAGACTTGCTGTTCTCTTTGGTCAGAGTTACATGTGTAGTTATGCACAATAACTCATCAGAGGTATAAAATATCATGTTAAAACAGAGTGATATGACAATGCAGGCAAGTTGTGTACTTCAATCTCAAAAAGTGATTGGCAAACAGTACAAGCAATTTTAAATCAAACTGGACTAAGTAATGAAAATTGTGAGTTTCTATTAACTCAGTTTGAAATAGCAGGGTTTGTCGCAAAGCAAGGAAATAGCTATATGCGTACAGCCTAAAAAATATAAAGAATTTATAAAGCTGGTGGCTTAACAGTCATCGGCTTTTTTATTGCGTAGAAAAGCACTTCTGATGCAACTATTTAACGACGACGCACTCTCTGTATTAAAAACACTACCCGAAAATAGCATTGATTTAATTGTGACTGATCTACCGTATTTCAGAGTGAAATCGTGCGCATGGGATAATCAGTGGGATAGTGTTGAGGTTTATTTATCGTGGCTCGATGGTGTTCTTGCTGAATTTTGGCGGGTATTAAAACCTAATGGCAGTTTGTATCTATTCTGTGGATCTAAACTTGCGTCAGATACGGAATTGCTTGTTCGTGGGCGATTTAATGTTTTAAGCCATATTATTTGGGCTAAACCCTCAAGGCCATGGCGACGACAAAATAAAGAAAGTCTACGTGCTTTTTTCCTTCAACAGAACGAATACTTTTTGCTGAGCATTATCAAAAACCAGTCACAGCTAAAATTTCTGAATTTTCTTTAAAATGCAAAGAACTAAAGCTAGACGTATTTAAGCCATTGATTGATTATTTTAGAAATGCACGGTTAGCACTGCAGGTGAGCGCAAAAGAAATAGACCGGGCAATAGGTAAGCAATGTGCAGTCATTGGTTCAGCAATAGTCAATGGCAATTACCGAACGAAGAAGACTATAAAAAGTTACAAACACTGTTTACACACATTGCTGATAAACAAGAAAAGCTATCACCGTTATTTCGTCACTTTAGTGAGTTAGAGCTAGAGCAATTTACATTACAAAAAAACTACCAAGAATTAATAAAAGAATATGGTTTATTAAGACGGCCATTCTTTGTGACTGCAGATGTTCCTTACACCGGTGTTTGGACTTATCCCCCTGTTCAATACTATCTCGGCAAGCATCCTTGCGAGAAACCATCAGACATGATGGAACATATTATTCGTTCTAGCAGTCTAGAGGGTGATTTAGTAGCCGATTTCTTTATGGGATCAGGGGCAACACTGAAAGCAGCGCTAAAACTGAATCGAAAGGTTTTGGGTGTTGAAATGGAAAAGGAACGGTTTGAGCAGACTAAGGCTGAAATAGTGTTATCGCAATGAGATTGATTTTTGTATCACATTGCGTATAAGGTAAAAACAGAGTTAACTGTAATCTGTAATAGTTAACGGTAAGGTTCTGACATGCAACGAAGTGATTTGATTGAGTATATCAAAAATAATTATGGTTCAGATCCGGAGTATCTATGGCGCAAATATCCAAATTATGTTGTATTTCGACATTCTGGGAATACTAAGTGGTTTGCCGCCATTATAGATGTTTCTGCTGATAAATTGCATTCTGGTGATGCTAATACGATTATTGATGTTATTAATGTTAAAGTTCGCCCTGAATTGGTTGGCTCGCTCCGCTTAAAAGATGGGATATTTCCTGGCTATCACATGAATAAAGAGCACTGGGTTTCTATCAAGTTAAATGACGGCATTGATGAAACTGAACTTAAATCATTGATTGATGAGAGTTACAGATTAACACAGTGACCGTATTCACTATAATCGGATAGTTCACATGTTCGGTTATTCCGAATAACTCATTTTGAAGATCGCTTAGGCGGTCTTTTTTCGTATAAGAGAGGTAGTTATGAGTAATCAAAATTTAGAAGTGTTAGTTAATACGTTGTCAGCACAAGTGATGCAACAAGGGTGACAAATAGTGGATTTACAAAAACAGCTCGCCAGCATGCAATTAACGAGCTGTGAATTAGAGTGCCACGCTGATGGTTATTTCTAATAACTTTATTGAAATAAAAAAAGATAATGGTTCTACTGTTTGCCAGTTAAAGCCATTTTAGTTGTTTGACCTATTAACACTATTTGCTCTTTAACTGGTAGTTCTTTATTCCACTCTAGAGCTTTATCTAACATTCTGAATAGACGTTCTTCTTTATTTTTATCATCATCAGTTATTAGCTTTGCTAACAATGAAAATAACAGAGGTATGGCATGAGCCATTTCTTCTGCTTCAATTTGTGGATCTTTTATTTTTTCAAATTCATATTCTCACGTTTAACTCACTCACATTAATCATCAAGGGACACTCCGTAGGGGGTATATATGCGTATGGAAAAATTAACCAATGATACCTACGGAACAGCTGGCTTAACTGCCTTTTTTGCAAGTCTTTCACTTTATGAATGGGGATTTGTAATAGGGATGGGATTCAGCATGCTCCTTGGATTAGCAACTTATTTTATGACACAGCGAGAACAGCGGAAACGAACAGCGTTATTTGCTGAATTAGTTCATCGAAATTGTTCTAGCGATCCGCAAGACATAGAAAAGATAGTTGGCGAGATGCTGACTAAAGCTAAAAAGGACATGTAGTGAACCTAAAACAGAAAGTGACAGCAGTTGTAAGCGCCGGTGTGGTAAGTATTGCGCTAACAGTGATTGGTTACTTTGAGGGGGTACGTTATGAACCATACCGTGATGTTGCTGGAATTCTGACGGTTTGTTATGGACATACTGGGAACGACATTATTCAAGGCAAGACATACACACATCAAGAATGTGACGAGTTACTTCAGAAAGACTTTATCAGAACGCAACAACAAGTTGATGTTCTGGTTAAAGTTCCATTGGATGATAAAACAAAAGCTTCTCTATATTCCTTTGCCTTTAATGTTGGTATCACCGCTTTTGCACGTTCTACATTGCTAAAGAAATTAAACGCAGGTGATCAGTATGGCGCTTGTGAAGAAATTAAACGCTGGGTTTATGCAGGAGGAAAGGTTTGGCGAGGGCTTGTCAGTCGTCGAGAGGCGGAGTCAGCACTATGTCATGGAAAACTTTAATCATCATTATCAGCTTTATCCTCATATTACTTATCACAGTCGCTGGTAGCATTTATCTCTCAATTGATAATTCATGTGTTAATGATAAAGCCAGTTTAGAAAAGCGCTGTCAGGTAGCTCTCTCACATTATCGGTACTAATTATGAAGCATTGGAAACTTTACATTGTCATTGTGATAGTGGCCTTGGTTTACAAGGAAATATTATTCAAAATTACTCAAATGAAAATAAAAAATTCTCATATCCAGAAAAAGTAGAATTGCCTAATAAGGTAGAAAACAAAAGGATAGAAGCACTATATCCACATCAATTTAATGATGCAATCATTGTATTTCCTAGAAATTCAAACTTACCGCCTTTATATGCCTATTCGGGCTTTCCCGCAATTGAACTTAAGGATAAAGATCCGAGTCCTCAGCAGGAAAAAGAATTTAATGACATCAAAGATAGCGTGAAATTTACAATTTCATTTTACGAAAAAGTAACACAGGAATTTGGTAAAAAGGCAGCACAATTATCTAGAGAGTTAGCAGAACAATCTAAAGGAAAAACAATCAGAAATGTAGAAGATGCTTTACGTACATATGAGAAATATGGGCAGAATATTAATAATAAAATTAATGCCAAAGATCGAGCTGCTATTATAAAAGCATTAGAATCTATTGATGCAAAACAGTTAGCTTCAAACTTAGGTAAATTTAGTAAAGGGCTTGGATATACCAATCACGCGATTAATGCCGTGGAATTACTTGTTGAATTTAAAAAAGCGGTTAAAACGGGAAATTGGCGTCCATTTTTTGTTAAAGGCACTTCAATTGCTGCAGGCATGGCTGTGGTGGCATTGACAGCTTTTGCCTTTAGTTTAATTATTGGTGGACCTGTTGGAATTTTAGGGTATGCCCTTATCATTGCAACAGTTGGTGCCTTGATTGACGACGCTTTGGTTGAAAAAGTCAGCGGTGCAATTGGTATTTAATATGTAGGGTAATAGGATAATCGATTTTAATTGGTTATCCTATTTTTTGTGAAATATAAAGCTAGATATATGATGCTAAATGGAATTGAAAATATAAAACAAAATAAGTGGTATAGAGCTACTCCACCATGTTTAGCTGGTGTATTTATAAATAATCCAGTATTCCAGAATTTTTTTGTTGTATATTTTAATGCGAATTTTTCGATAAGCATTTTGGAAAAAGGAAAAAAAATTGCACTAGGTATGCTTAAAGTTAGCATTAATAAGCCTTCAATAGTGTGATCGTTATAATTAAGATAAACCATCACCAACATCATAAAATAGCCCCAGAACATATTATTAATATAATATTTTTTAGTCACATCCAAATCCTACTAAATAATCAGCTTTTTACATGAATGCCATTTTAATGGTAATAGTTCTTATTTTCAATAAATTAAACAGCAATGATTTGCCATTCTTTGCTTCTATCGTTGTGGTATTTATCAGTCATATTTTGTGTTTTATGTGCAGCAATATCCATTGCTGCCAGATTAACGATAAGCATGACAGTTATCATCATTATTAATTAACAACCACATGGTATAAAGACGGTGTGATACGGAATTGTTGGTACTATGATAATCATATCATCGGGCATGGTATGGGAGGCATGGGAACGAACGCTTATAACTTATTCACTATTCCATTATGTCAGCAACATCATGATGAGTTACTTGTTTATTATCCCATCAAGTAATGATGTATTTATGGCTCTTGCCGAAAATTTATTTTCTTTACTATCGACGGCTTTGTAACAATCAGTATCTTTTGTGAGATTTAGTGGTTTCTGGCTTTTGCTTATTACGATGATATCGAAAGATTTTTGGTATTTTGGAACACCGTAGATAACAACAGTGCTTTCAGTTGATGATTTTACTTCTATAATCAGATTTTCTGCAATATTAGAAAATATAGCAGAAAATGAACTGAGCGTACTTATTATCAGGACTAACGGTTGAAGCTTATTTGTATTATGTCCTGCATATTTTAGATATATTGAAAGGATAATTAATCGGATGATATTTTGATATAAGAATTGCTCTTACTTTATCATTATAAGTTTTTTTTGCACTGTATCGTTGTCACTTTTTATTAGATGCATTTTGTGTTATAAACTGAAAAACATAAAACTTTGCTTAATTTAGTTAAAATTTATATGAAACTACAACTGTTAACGTTATTAGCCATTTTTTTTATATCCGGTTGTTCAACTTCCCAGTCTGATGTTGACAGATATAATCGAAATTCTCAAAAAGTTGATCCGTACTCTGATAGTGTTTTTAACACAATAAAAGATAATCAGCGTGTTTACCAAGATCAATTAGAAAGAAAAAGTATGGGACGTAATTTTTAA